TCGTTTTCTGTGACGCCGGGATTGGTTAACTAGCTAAAAGTGTAAAGCTAGTGTCTCTGTGTGGAGAGTGCCACCACTGTTATCAATCTCACGACATCGAGTACCGGATGGGAAGCTTGAACAAGATGACCGTGCGCACAAATCTTGCCCGGCATCAGTTCGCGTCCATCCTGGCAAACTTCACAGCCTTCATTCAACCATTTCAGCATCTGGAGACGACCAGTGATTACACTATTGGCTAAGGCATTGCGTGAACTGGAGTCTGACTCCACATCTACAGGCAAGATCAATATCATCGAGAAGTACAGCGAGATGGTGCCTGAATTCAAGGAAATGCTTCTGCTGGCCTTGGATCCATATCGCAAGTTCAATATTCAGAAGCTACCGGGTGCCACGGCTCGTGGCAGGATAGTGGGGGAATGGAAAGCCATAACTGATCATTGTTACGGAATTTTGTCTGGAGAGATTCGTGGGAAGAGTATCCTACAAAGGACAGTTGAGCTTCAGTCCAACTTGTCAATGAATGGAGCGATGATTCTACGCAGGATTATGTTGAAAGACCTTCGCTGTGGAGTCGGCGCGGCACTTGTAAACAAAGTGCTTCCAGGGTTCATTCCCACGTTTGGGGTTGCTCTCGCGGAGCCTTTGGAAGAACGTCACTGTAAGAAGCTGTTCAATCACATTCACGAACAGCTAGTGCCAGGACGCCTCAAGAAGGTGTTCGTTCAGCCTAAGTTGAACGGCGATCGCATGGTTGTAATTGTTCAGCCTGACGGGCAAGTGGACTGCTTGTCACGTAAGGGGCACCCTATGCTGAACTATCAGATGATCGCCAAGAATCTTCGCACAGTCATGGAGTTTAGCGATTTCAAGGATATCGGGTTGGTGTTTGACGGAGAGGTCATCAACAAGGACTTCTTTACAACACGCAAGACCAAGAAATTGGCTGGCAACGAGGTCGAAGATGCTGTGTTCTATGTGTTTGACATGATCACCCTGACTCAATGGCGCCGTCAAAGGACAAGCAGTTTCAGCAGTCGCAAGCATAAGCTGGCTCAACTGGCCAATGGCTCGACGTTTGGAATGTTTCAGAACCTGAAGTTGGTGGAGACCAAGGTTGTACCTCCCAACATGCTTGTAATGCCCAAGTTGGATTCCATCCGGGATCAGTACATGAGACAGGGTTATGAGGGTGCTATGTTCAGGTTTGACGAGCCCTATAACTTCAAGACCAAATCGAGCATCCTCAAGCACAAGAAGATGGATACCATTGACCTGATGATAGTCAGGGTGGAGCCCGGTGAAGAGGGCAAGAAGCATGCTGACACAGCTGGCAAACTTGTGATAGACATGGGCGATGGAACCGAGTGTAAGGCTGGGTTGAGGCTTTCAGACAAAGAACGCGATGAGTTATGGGAACGCCGCAATGAGTTGGCTGGTATGATAGCAGAAATTTCGTATCAAGAGAAGACCGTGAATGAGTCCGGAATCCCCAAACTCCAGTTCCCAGTCTTTGTAAGAGTACGGGAGGATAAGTCATAGCATGGCGTATGAATACTCAGTCCCACACGGCACCAAATACAATGGCACAAGAGCGCAAGAGCTAAGCACCTCTACTGGTCGCCGGGCTCAAAACAAAGCTTTCTGCTTGGAATGCCGTGCGGGACGTTGTCAAAACTGCCGAGGTATTGTAAGACAGAAGTGGTCAACCAAACAAGCTTGTGAGTGTAAGCACGAAGCTTACATCAAGCAGCAAGAGGTTCTTGCCAACATGGACCCGAATCTGTGAGGAATTGTGAGACAATTAGGAAACATAGCAATTATTGCTGACCCGCACTTCCACGATTTCCCTGAATTCGCCAGGACTATAACGCATCCAGTACTCGGAACTCCGATCAACTCCAGGCTAAACGACCAGTTAGATGTGTTCTTGTATGTCGCCAAACGCGCTAAGTCACTGGGCGCTGATGCTCTCTTCATCAACGGCGATCTGTTTCACGTCCGGGGGAGCATTTCTGTTGACGTGTTCCAGTATGTGTATTGGGCATTGGAACAAGTAGTCCAAGAGTACGAGCTTCCCGTCTATATCAACACCGGCAATCACGACCAGATGGACAAAGCCGGGGCTATCCATTCAATCTACGGGTTGAGGAAGCTTGTACAGGTGTACGACACCCAATGTATTGATAAGATAGCTGGTTGGCAATGCGGCGTGATACCGTACATGTCGTCTCACAAGGACATACTTCACTGCCTTCAGAGGTTGGACGTGGATGGCATGCCTGACTTGTTATTTGCTCACATCGGTGTTGATGGGGCATTTATTGGCCCAGTGGAATATGTCATCAAAGACCCCGTCAAGGTCGAAGACTTGCGTCACACCGAGCTCAAGGCAGTATTTCTTGGTCACTATCACAAGCCTCAGAAAATGGCTGATAATGTTTGGTATACTGGCTCACTCACACAAATAAATCGTGGAGAGATTCAAGAAGTAAAGCGTTGGCAGATGTTGTATGCTGACGGAACCGTGAAGAGTTACAAGACGGGTTGTAAGCAGTTCAGATCGATCACTGCCACGGAATTATTGGAGTCTGTCAATGAGGAAGCCCTTCAACTCCACTATTTGGATGTTGTCATAGACAATCCCTTGCTGTTATCACGAGTAACAGAGGTCGTGTCTGAACTGAATCTACATGCTAAGATTGTAGCTTCCAGGAAGGCTACGACTGCCAAGGCCAGGATTGAATTGAACGAGTCGATGTCTGATATAGACATACTCAAGGAGTTCCTGAAGTATCACAACAAGCCTGAGAAATGGATCAAAATTGGCAGGCAACTATTGAATAGCGCTGCTCCCGCTGGATCAGCTAATGCTCACGTCAAGTTGCTGAAGGTGAAGGTGCGCAACTTTATGTCCATCGGTGAGATCGAGCTCAAGCTGGACTACCCCGGAAGTGTCATTGGAGTTGTTGGAGAGAATCTGTCCAGTGAAGGATTTGACTCCAATGGCGCTGGAAAATCGGCGTTTCTCCCAGAGTCCATATTCTGGTGCTTATACGGCGAGACTGCCAGGAATGTACCTGCGGACAAGGTTATCAACAGAAAAGTCGGCCGTAACTGTGAGGTGGAGACAACCCTGCGTATTGGCGGTGACTTGGTGAAGATCATTAGATTCCGCAAGTCCAAGGAGTATGGTGGAACCGGAGTTGAACTGTATGTAAACAAGGGACGGGCGACCCTGGGTACAACGGACCTCACGCAGGCTGAAATCAACAAGAAGCTTGGAATCGATTTCAAGACATTCAGTTCTGTAGTCGCGTTCTCACCGGATGCGCTCAAGTTTGTTAGCTCCACTGACGCCAATCAGAAGCAAATTCTGGACTCTATCCTTCAGACCCGCCGGTTTACCGCTGCTGGAGCCTTAGCGAAGGAGATCATCAAGGACGTCAGAAAAGACCTCCTGATAACCGCTACGGAGCTAAACGGCAAGGTGGAGAACCTTTCCCGCGCGACAGCTACTCTGGAGGAATATCAGAGAGAAGACTTGGACTGGGAGAAGTCGGAAAAGGCCCGCGTGTCTGAACTCCAGGAAGAGATTGGGGAACACAACACAAACATAGGTATATTGGATGCCATTATTGAAAAGTACAAGACTGAGATTGCTGGCTTAGAGTCGCAGCTAACGACTAAGAAGGCTGAATTTGAACCTTTTGATCATGAAGCTTGGGCCGATATCAGGGCTAAGGCTTCGTCCAAGTCCACAGAGATAGAGGCAAACCAAGTTTCCACAGATCAGATACAGTCTAAGCTCGACAAAGCCAATAATTTAGCAGGCAAACCTTGTCCTACCTGCGGTCAGGCTGTGGCGAATACTGGCAAGATGATTGTTGCGTATCAACGAGAGCGCAAGACCCTCACTGACGCTCGTGCTAAGTTGGAGGCTCAATTGGTAGACCTGAACTCTGCTGTTACTACCATGAAAGAACAGAGAGCACGTCAGACGGAGCTCACAGAAGAGATACACAAGTTGACTCGTGAGATCGAGGACAAGCGCAGGCAAATATCTTCAGCTGAGTTCAAGCAGGGCACTTCCAGAGCAGCCATAGCGGGTATTCAGAAAGCCTTGGATGCTGCCCCTGTAAACCCGTATCCTGGCTTGGTAGCCAAGGTTCAATTTGATGTTGATACGTTGAAAACTGACATTGAGTATGGGACCAAGAAGGTCTCGTCTCAACAATCGCAGGTTAGTCAGTTGGAGTTCTGGACTGACGTCTTTGGTAATTCTGGAGTTCGCAGCTTCTTGTTGGATCAGATTATACCGGACCTGACACAGTACTCCAACGAATTCTCATCCAAATTGAGCGGTGGCTCTGTAACTATTGAATTCCAAACGTTCAAGGAGTCAGCTGCCAAGGACAAGTTTGAGATCAAGGCTTGGAATGAAATGGGCTCTGACGTGTATGGGGGTAACTCCAGCGGTGAGAAACGTCGTATTGATCTGTGTGTTATGCTTGCTCTGTTCAAGATAGCCCATAGCAGAAGTAACATCAACATCATGTTGTTAGATGAAACGTTAGACACCTTGGACGGAACCGGGTTGGAGACCGTGTTAGACATGATACAAGAGCTTGCCCGTGAACTCAAGTTGACGATCTATCTCACGAGTCACACGGGATTGAACAAGATGCTACACGAGTCCATTGTTATTCAGAAGGTGGATGGTATCGCCAAGTTAGCGTAACAGACCTTTCGCTGAGAGGCCGTCCGAGAGATACTAAGAATGGAGGGTGCAAGGAGTTGAACAAGATCGCATTACCGTGTCGCAGAGCAGTAAAGAGCCATGAAACGCCCCTTACTCAAGCAATGACAGCAGCAGCCAAACAAATTGATCATTATGGAAAGTGGGTGACCTGGGTCCGCAAACAGGGAATCGGGTTCTCACTATCCAGCCGGTTTGCTCGCAGCATCGGGGTGGAGAGGCCAGGCAAGGATTTGTACAACAAACTCAGAGAAACGGAGACGCCATGACTAACCTTGAAGCACTTGTACATCGTTACGTTTACAATCTGTTGTGCTACACAATCCCTGATGGTGATGTGTCCAAGTTCCAATTTGGCGAGTTGGAGTTTGCCTCACAGTGTCATATCGAAGCGGCTCGCAGACAGGAACGCGGCAACACCGAGGACTACGTGCTCATGGCGTTTGACAGGTATCCAGCTTGTCTTCCTCCGTATGACTTACGGCCAACCGTCTTGGAAAATCTAGCTCTGGCAGCAGCTTTCCTCACTTTGGATATGAAACGGCTGGAACATGCTGCCTGAGGAAAAACAGAAGTTGTTGCTCCGTGAGGATTTGCGCCGACAGACTGTATTGCGCGAGGCAGTTGCCGCTGCTGGTCAAGTCATCTTGAATGGTGCTAACGGAGAATTGGAGCGTGACTATCTGTTCTACAAGGTAGGTGCTTCGCTCATGGGTAGGACATTGGAACGCTTGGACCAGCTTGTACTGGCCTCTGATCTGGGACTTCTGAAACCTGGTGAGATCATTTCAAACATACTGTGTACGTGTGGACGCTCTTTGAACGAACGCAACGAGTGTACAGGATGTTTCAACGCTGTCCAAAAGTGTAGTTGTAAACCAGTAGCACGATAAGGAGAACTATGGCGACTCAGAAACCCAAGACCAACGGATACCGTCCCAAGAAGAGCCAAGCTCAAACGCCGGTTGTGAACGAATGTTCTGAACCTGGTTATGAATCTCTGTACCTCAACCGAGGAGCAGAGATCGCCAAGCTTCAGCAGGACAACGCGCACTTGGATGGCAAGTGTGAGGAAGTCATTGAATTCCTCGTCATTCGTCGGCAGAAGCTGATGTCAGAAGTACAAGACATTGACCTCTTCCTCCGCAACCATGGGATCACCTTCTGATCTGTTGACTAGATACAGATAACCCAACATAGTAGCGTGAGAAGAGAGTGGCGTTATTCTAATCGAGTAACGCCACCCCTTATTGGAGGAAGTAATGGAAGTCTCAGAAAGCATTATCCGCAAGATTCAGAAGGCTTACGCGCTGGCTCAAAACGCCGGAACAGAGGCCGAAGCTGCCACCGCTATGTCCATGGTTCAGGACTTGATGGCCAAATACAACCTCGACATCGCTACTGTTGAGAACACTCCGGTAGCAGGTGGAACCAAGCCTGTTGAAGAGAAGCGTGAGAAATCTGTCATCAACCGTTCGGCCATGTACAAGTGGCAGCGCGAGCTCTGGGGAGTTATTGGAGACGTCAACTTTTGTTGGATTTGGGTTCAGAACCGTAAGGAACACGACTACAGCAAGCGTGATGGAACCATCTTGCGCAGCCGACGGGTGAAGCGATTTACAATACTGGGTCGTGAGTCCAATGTGATCGCTGCCAAGTTGATGGGTGAATATATTTGTGACACGATTGAACGCATACTCCCTTTTCCGCATGTGGAACGTTTGAGCCGATCTGCGATATCCTGGCGCGAAGGTTGCGCAGATCGTCTTCGGATGCGCTTGTGGGAAAAGTTTCGTGAACTCAAAGCCTCCACGCCTGATGGACCTTCGACTGCCCTGGCTCTGCGTGACGTAGCCAAGATTGAGGAAGAGAAGAATTATGACGCCCTGTATGGAGAGGGTGCTTACAAGCGTCAGCAGGAGAGCCAACAGAAGTGGAGCGAGGAACGCAAGGAAGCTCAGCTGAAAGAAGAGCAGGAACGCATTGAGGTTCTCAAGAACGAAACTCCACAGCAGCGGGCCAAGCGTGAGAAGGGGGAGGAGAATCAGAGGATTCAGGCTGACAAGAGATACGCCCGAGATCAGGCCCGGTGGCAAAGGGAGCGACGCAGGGAATCTGAGCGCAAGGACTGGAGAGCCTACACCAGCGGTAGTAAGGCTGGAGAAAGTATCAACCTGGACCACCAAGTTGGGGCAGGTAAGTCCCAAGACAGGCTGAACTAATGCCGATCATACAATACATCAACAAGCGTTTCAGTCCGGAGAATGAACGCAGGATTGCTATTGCCAACTCCATCTTTCAGGAGTACCACAAGCAAGGTTTGGACATGAGCGTGAGACAGCTGTACTATCAGTTTGTCTCACGCAAGTTCATTCCAAACAAGGTGGAGGAGTACAACAAACTCCAAAACCTCATATCTGAAGCCAGAATGGCTGGCTTGGTGGATTGGTTCTCTGTGGTAGATCGTACCCGGAACCTCATTAAGCCCACATCCTGGGAGAAGCCATCGCAGATCATAGAGGCCACAATACAGTCCTACCACGTTGATCACTGGTTCAACCAGAGCAACTACGTGGAGGTGTGGGTGGAGAAGGATGCCCTGCGGGGTATCGTGGACGCGGCTTGTTACCCGTTGGATGTGCCTCATTTCTCTTGCAGAGGGTATTCATCACAGACGGAACTATGGAATGCTTCCCAGAGATTGCTAGGCAAGCAAAAGTCTGGCAAGACTGTAACTATTCTCCACTGTGGAGATCATGACCCATCCGGATTGGACATGTCAAGAGACATCAAAGAGAAGCTGAGCCTGTTCATGAGGCAGGACATCAAGGTGTGCCGTATTGCTCTGAACATGTCACAGATCGAAAAGTATGACCCTCCCCCAGACCCTGCCAAGCATACTGATCCACGATACGTCAAATATAGGAATGAGTACGGCGATGTGTCCTGGGAGTTGGACGCACTCCAACCGGATGTACTAGTTGACGTTATACAAAGAAACATCAAGGCATTCATTGATGAAGACCTCTGGAAAGAGGCCGACAAGTTGGAGATTCGTGGGAAGAATACACTCAAGTACTTTTCCACATATTACCCCCAGCTGATTCAACATATTCGCGACATACGCGACCAAGACAACTCTCCGATAATCTGTAACAAGTGCGGAGCTACACAGAACAATCCCACATGTAAGTGTAACGATAATGAACGGCCCAAGTTCCTCTTATGAAAAGACGCCATGATGTAATTCCGGAGTTATACTACAAGTTATATGGCGGTTATAGGCCGTATGACCATATTCGCGTCACTGTGTGCTTGCAACATTGTTCTGTATGCGGTGCTCGTCGTGGAGAGTACTGCCGGTCTCGAAAGGGTAACAAGATCAGTTCAAAATGGGTGCATTACCCTCGGTACAGAGAGTTGACGTATGCGTGCCGTACTAACCCCAGGGTGAAAGCACAACGGGATAAGCTTCAGGCCCAGTGTTTCATTCAGTACGTAAACTCATACTATTCTCAAAAATAACCCACCTCCCATGTAGGAGTACGTACAGGAATGTTCAGAGTTCCACTTTCCAAGAAAGTCACTGTTCAACGCACCAGGACAGTGTACCAACACGTTTCAATGAGCTATGAGACTGTCGTTGAAGTTGATCCAATGCATGACGACAGCCGACCTCTCATTGACCTTACCCTGCCAACTACCCGAAGTCAACGGGCACTTCCCCCAGGAATATCGCCCAAAATGAAAGAAGACACTAAGCTTGATTCGTAATGTCGAGGGCTAGGGACTGTTAGAATCTACGATCTACGGTTCTCAGCCCAAGACATTTTCTGTAGTCTACTTGAAATTACATGCCCCGTTCTCCCCGGAAGGTGAGCAGCACATAACATGTTAGCCGTTATAACGTGTATGGATTTTGAGTGCTGTTGCTGTTCAACAACTCTCGCCGCTTTCTGTTGAGCGGATGTTTTAGAGTTGCATGGCACATCGCTTTCGTTTGAGGAGTTTAGAGGCTAGACTAGGTGTATAAGTCGATGCCCGAAATTGGAGCAAGGAAATGAAGTTCACCCACAGAGACCATACACAGTTTGTCTGCGACATGGAAGCCCTCAGCTTGAAGCCAGTATTCAGGCCGGACCTTCCCAGCGGATATTTGGGACCGTCAGTATTGACACAAGACGTTCCGTTTGTATTCCGACACACCAAGGTGCCCTGCACCTGGGAAATCAATTTGGATGGCGGTTTTGTAGTCCATCCGGTTATTAGTGACCCGATGTTGGAGGCTTGCGCGTAGTCATGCAAAACGTTCATATAACAAATGGAGGCTTATGGGTAATGCTCTCTTTCCTCATTTTCATGGCTCTTTTTGGCATCCTCGTCAGGGTTTGGGAGGGTCGTAATGGCTGAACGTGTAGCACAACGCAGTGTTATCCTTGGGGTGGCCGATGGATTCGACCATCCCAAACTTGCTAATTGGGAACATCAGGAAACCAGCCGGGCTTACTATCTCACATCGGTCTACACCACTGGGACTGGCGACAAGATTGCGTTCAGTATCAAGTTCCTGTGGCACAAGCCCTTGAGCGAGTTTACGATTGAGATATTGAACAAGAGCTCACGTGAGATTGCTGACAAGACAGACTTTGAGCATTACATCTCTGAGATGCTGTTGATGTACTTGGAGAACGTCTGTATTGCCAACGACAGGCTGGATCTGTTTACAGGTATCAAAGAACACAAGGAGACAGACGGTGAAACAAAAACTCAAACGTAGAGAAGTATTGGTGCAATGGGCTCTGTGTAACAACTGCGAAGAGGGCAGAGACAACGTGGACCGTCAGCGACTCATCAACAGATTGAGCAAGAGGAATTGGCTCAGGAAGGTCAGATTGAACCGTGCGGAGAGATATTGAGTACCAAAGAGCAATGATGGAGTACTGTGAGGCTGATATACGCCTCACTCGTGCTGTTTATCGCCAACATCGTGTTGTATCCTTCCGCCTGTGGTTCATGCGCTTTATGGGTATGAACATCCCCAAGCGTTAGTACATTGTAACAAAACCGTTATCAAGCGGTTTACCCTGGGGTCTCCGTCGAACGATACTAGAGTTACACCGGAGGAATATGGCGAGGGTCACCGAGTTACAACCAATTGATACAGATTTCATTCGAGCACATATCAAAGGGCTCAAACTTGCTCCTGGCTCAACAGCCGCTCATGTTCAGAAACAGACCTTGGAACTCCTTGATCTTGTTGATGAGAATGACTGGCTGGAAGAAGTCGAAGACGCAAGGCTGCGAGCAGCGGCAGAAAACATCACCAATCTACCAATCATATACTGAGGAGAAACAACATTGTACAGACTGCTAGTCATTATGATAGCCAACGAAGGTATGTCTTCGCAACTTGTGGAGTTTGACACCAAGGGCGCAGCGGAGACAGCATATGCTAACGTCGAACGGTTTGACAGTCTGAACCGAAGCTCATGCATCAGCGTGCAAGCAGTTCGTCTCTACTCGCTCTGACGAGTCAATAGGATTCGTTGGCGTTTATTGGGATAAATGGAGAGTTAGTCTTTAGATATCCCCGATACGCGGGAGAAAGGACTGGAATAATGGATTTATTGAGACCATTTAGCAAGCACGATTGGAAGACTTTTGCTGGTGCTGAGGAGTTTTGCCCAGGAACAGACCCATTGATTGCCTACACCAAGGTTCGTGATTGGCCACCGCAATTAGGCCTCCGTGATGCGGTAATGATAGTAGACCGCAATAGCATACAACTAATCGATACAGCTCAGATGCACGGTTTTATTCTACCTCATCCACCTGAGTTGGCGTTGACTACTTATGGCCACGCGATTCAAGCAGGATACCAAACACTGCTTGCGGCACCATGGAGTCTGCGGGCATTGGAAATTGCTGGTTGGGAGCCTCTAAACTGGGAGCACAATCCATTTGATCCTCTCGCTGGAGCGGCTATGCTGGATGTTACTGTTGCTGTAGCCTATGAGCTCACAGTCGAGGCCCGGCTTGATTTCCAGATTCCAGCCACTCTCAAACAACAGACCGCTGTATCAGACTATCTGTTAGGTTTGAAACACGCTCACTCCCATGCTGGCGCCAAATTTCGTGCTGCCATTGTTGCAGCCATAAACAAGGAGTTACCCCAACCTCATCAAATTTCATTGCAGGACGTTGACGCGGTTTATGTCAATGACACAGAGTTCAAGTGAAGAAATAGAACCTACCAACACACTTCGCTTGGGTTCCGGTCGAGAGTAGCATTACAAGTATTCACCCACAACGGGTAAGGAGCAACAAAATGGGAGTGAAGACACCAAGGGGTGCCAAGAAAGCTGGCATTCTTACTGACGAGGTTGCAATCAAGAAGAACGCAACCCCAACCGAAGTTCCGCCTTCTGCTGTGGAAGAGATGGAACAGGCCGTCACAACGGCAAAGGCTGAGAAGGCCAAGCCCTTCAAGGCACTTGGAGAACTCGATGAGTTTGGGTTCGGTGAGAACACTGAGACCAGCTATCTGCTTGGATTGCTCTCTACTGGCGAGTATACCAAGGATGAGATGCTGAAGATGTTCCAGGAGAAATTCGCTGGCCCTGAGTCCAAGGACCCAGGCGGGTTCAAGCGCAAGAAAATATCCTTTGGCGTCTTCCTGTCCGACGTGCGCAAGCAGTGGGGAACCTACCACGCATCTCGTGGCCTGATTATTGTCGAGGGCGACGGCGGCAAGCTTTCCCTTGATCCCGATCGCACCAAGCTGATCAAGTCAGCAATCAAGAACGGCGTGCTCAAAGAGCTCAAAGGCTTCACCCTCAAGAAGCATCCCGAGAAGGTTGCTGCAGTAATCAAGAAGTTCAAGCTCCCCAAGGTTGGTGAGTAGCTGGTAAACAACTCCTAACAGGAGATAACTTGTCAAAACGCAAGGGAGTGATTGTAATGGCATTGCTACAGTGGAAAGCGGAGTCTCAGACAGCATTCTCCGCATCTTTCAACGGTCGTGAGTTGTATTTGGAGCAGGACCCAAAGACTCACAACTGGAACCTGTTTTGTAACCAGCAGAAGGTCACCGGCTCACCTTTCCCCACGTCCAAGGACGCTCGTGCGTTCGCTGAGACCGCGGCCAACAACGTGTTCAAGGAACTGCGCATGAACAACCCACAGGCCAGGGTCAACAAGCCTGTGATGAAGCAGCCACAGCGCATGGCCAACGTGGTTGTTCCTATCAACCCACTCAAGGTCAAGGCCAAGCACGCGGTATTCAATCGTGAGGAGCACCGCAAGGACAAGGGCGAAGTCAAGCTCAAACCAACTCGTACAAAGTTCAAACCAAAGAGTCGAGCAGATGTCGGGCGTTCACAGCACACGCCTGCATAACCCCGCCACTCCCAGGGGAAGAGAGCCAGCCAATTCACCGGCTGGCTCTTTGTATTTCAACGTGGACTAGCTATTGATAATTACATAGAGGATACTTAGTACATCCCTAAGAACGGGAAAGGAATAGTATGAATCAGGTTGTTAGTCGCAAGATGATCGAGTCTGTTACCAAGCTCAAGCTGGGCAGCGTGGTAGTGTTCTTGAAGTGCAACGGTGATCGCATTGTCAAAGAGTTTCATGTTAGGGCCACTGGCGTAGCCAATAACAAAGTCACTAACAACTACGGGGCGAATATGGATGTTGCCATGTACGTGTTGGCAATGACTGACGCCGGCTACAATGCTTGGACTGAGTATCGTCCTACCAATCCTGACTACTCCCATATGTTCAGCAAGGTGTGGCAACTCGTGGCACGCCAATACACTCTGGCCATGGCGAAAGGTTCGACAGAGCCTCAGTCCCTGTTCGACTATGAGTGTAAATTCAACAAGTACATCGGAGAATCCAGGGCTATTGATCTATCTGTGATAGCAGCACTCGATTCTTGGCTCTCAGGCCTTTCTGGAGCGGAACAGAGCGTGCTCGCTATGGGAGACAGTGATAAAGCCTTTGAGATCGTGCTGACCAGCCCTGATCCCGAGAAGATTGGGAAGATGCTCTATCAAGTGTGGGAGGACTTGCTGTGATATTGGATATTGGAATTGTCTTGGTTCTGCTGTATCTCACGGTTGGGATACCCATTCAAGCAGCATACACGCGCAGGAGGAAACAGCAGTGAGTGAGCGCATTGAAGAGCAATTTCCAGTCGAGATTGCTACAGGCAATATCCGAGGGACTGGCATTGATCCTCGTGAAGGCCGCATCTATCTGAACATCGTTAGCAACGATCCAAACACCTTGAGAACCCATTTCCGGCTAAGTGTCAACCTCACGTTTGCCGAGTTTGGAAAGCTGATGTCAGGACAAGGCTGCGTGGAAGTGGACGCAACCGTGGTGAGGGTTGTGGAGGACAAGAGTGCGTAAATCCATTGGATATCATACCCGGTTGGCAAACAACAGCGCAATCAAAGTGTGCTGGGGTTCTTTTGGAGGTTCTCTTGATCTTGAGACCGCTAACCGATTGGTGAAGGCCCACTTTACTGTAGTTGCTAAGCCAACAGGGACGCTTGTTTTTGTAGACCGCGAAGGCCGTGAGGTATCACTCTTCATTACTGTTGACCCTGCGCGCACAGAAGCAGGAAAGCTGGCGAGAGAAGAGTTCAACCGACAAAAGGCAATAGAGCGACAAAACGAAGACCGCAAGCGTGAGGAATTGGAAGACGTGCTGGGATGGTATGTCTGTTGACGAAGCTCTCCGCAAATTGCGAGCGTGAAAGGATATTCAAAGTGTACACCCTTGACAGAATCGGTAGCGTTCTCACGTATTTGTGGGTTATCTTGTTTCTGCGTAGGAAGTGGATGCGGGAACTCGTACACGTTCGTGGAGTCCTATTCCGCGCTGAGGGCCACTTGTGTAAGTACTGGACTAACACTGCAAGCTTCCTTGTAAGCGGGAGACTACCTGCATTCGTTACAGACGCCCAACAATTGATATACGAATCTATTGCTGACATCAACTATCAGATCAAGCTGCTACAGACTGACTATTGGGGATTCTGTACACGGCGAGAATACGGCCAGCAAGAAACTTTCCACTAGACTTTGTATGCGCCATCGCCGATACTAGGACTGTAAGGTAATCCCGGCTGTGGGAAAGGAACTGATATGGAACTCGATGCCCGTTATATCGTCAAGATGTACATGCTGAACGCCAAAGGCGAACACCAAACTCTTGAGTACACAGAGCACTTTGACAACACCGTCAAGGGATCAATTGCTGCTACGCTGCTTTGGAACTCTCTGAGCCAGCAGCACCCTGACATGGATGTAACGTTGGAGGATATCTGGCTTCAGTCGGAGGTTCGCAAGATTCAGCACCTTGAGTACGTCACGGGCATTGCGTGGGAGTTCGGGGATGGACCCCAGTTCAAGCCCAACGAATACCTCATCCATCACTACGGCTGCGGACGTTACACGCACCTTCCGGCAGGAGCTTAGCCATGACTCAACATCAGATGCGCAATATCGCTATGGGCCGTGACCCGGATGCTCCCTTGAACTACAAGATTGAGTACAAACTCCCTCATCTCATTTGCTATTTGATAGCCTATTGTCCTGATACCTCAGAAGAGGCTGCTATCGGCTGGGGCAAACGAACCTACGGGACAGAAGATGTCCCCCGAGTAACGCTCTTATAAAAAGGACAGGAGACACCGTGATAATCGACCCGAACAAGAAGTACTTTTGCTTGATACATCCTTTCGAGGGTAAACCAGAGATTGTTCACGAACTCTGGAGTGAGGTCAACGCACGTAAGAAGTTGTCCTGTCGAGGACTCGCGTATGAGACTCTTGAGGAGCTCATAGAGAAAGAGCAAGTCATCACGTGCTCTGTCTGCGGTTGCCAAGATGGGACTCACTACGTTCATGGAGAGAAACTGAGAGCCAACAAAACTTGTATCAACTGTGACTTCTGGCTGAATGACGTTGATCCCAATAAGACTCTCCGTGTCAACGGTGGCTGTTATCAGATTGGACCGGAACCTAATTTGAAGGCAAAGCCCAGATTTGGCCTGGGGTTCGGTGGATCCAAGTTTGAGTTCAGAACGCTTACAGGTGAGGTTATTGTCTCCCATAATGTTTGGTTCGGTGGACGTGTACCGGAACATTTCAAGTCCCGCTTGCCTGATAACGCTGCGTTTGTTGACGACAAGCGATGGGTTGAGGTTGATGGCGTATTTTATCTCCAGGGCCTCATAAAAACAGTGTTAGTGGAGTGTGACAACCATGAAAGTATTATTGAAGAACGCGAGTGAAAACGCTCACGTTCAGCTGTCTCTTCTGATCTTGGGATTCCTGGTGTTAGGAGTTGGAATCTTTACCTCTAACCGTCCTTTACAGGACATTATTCACGATGTCAAGCTGATTCGTTGGGACACCTTTGTAGAGGCCGCTCGTCTCGCTATTGCTACACCGAAGCGGTAGACTAAGACTGTAGTATTGCAGTACTTTTCTCCCACACGAGGTGTTGTTATGAGTAAAGAAGTCAACATACTTGGAATGTCCTTCGAGGATGCCAAGAAAGCTATCCTGGACGGTGAGACAATCATCGTTCCGCCTGTCAGAAACTTGCCACATAGCAAGTTTTCTGTCCACGTAGTCAAATCCCGAGAGAAGACCGGAACCGAGTTCATGATTGATATGAACAGGGTTTCTGAGAACGACTTTTGGGATACTCTGAAGAACGAGATTGATGAGGAGTAGAAAGCATGTCCAACAAAGATCGATTCCCGCTGATATGGGAAGTTACGTTGAGTATGGCCCAGTCAGCGGGAATGATCAACCGTGAAGAGCCTGACGCTGTTCAGCGCATCGAGAAAGTTATGGACGAAGCACTGGGCGCTGAGGGCGTGTACCTCGATGATCTTTGTACGCCTTGAGAACTGGCTGAAAACTCTTACAAAAGAGCAGCTTGAGCTTATTGCTGACGGTGAAGAGGAAGAACGGGACAAGTTCCTCTCGGAACATTCTCCTTGCACTAAGGACCAATACTGCCTTGCCTCTATCTTTGATGACATCTGGGAGAACCTATGAGCGTAGACGACAAGTCACTTATGAGAGGGTTGCTTCTGGTGGTAATAGTCGCCCTTGGAAGCGGTCTGGCAGCCATAGCGTTTGATAAGCAGGATGAACAATTACAGAAAACTGAGATCGTGCCGCAACAGCACCCGGCCCCACCAACAAAGTGCTACCTGATCAACTATGGATTCTTGAGCTTGGGATACACGGAGCACGTGTACTTCAACGACAACGGTACAATCACGTTCAAGGACAACTTCAACGGTGGCAAGGTGATTACCGTTGGGGGCAGCTATAAAGTAACAGAAACTTCCTGCGACTGATTTCAAAAATAAACCACCTCCCCCATAAGAGAATGAGAGCGATGGACCTGAAGAATTGTAGTTCAAATGCTGCCCCGGAGCCTACGCAGGAACAGTTACAGAATGACTATCCGGCTATGTGGAGAGATCATCAGAAGAATCGCTGCGGATTTGCTTACTGCGCTTTCTGTGTACGTCAACGCGGGTATCCTACAATCGAAGACCTCGTGAAGCTTGCATCTTGGTTTCGACAAGTTATCCCGAGTACATCTCTTACCCCTCGAAAAAAGTTTCCGCGATTCTCAGAGAAAACTCTTCTGTAAGGTTCCTCAAGGCTCGGGACTCTATCGGACACGGAGACTTCCCTAGATCGAGACGCTACAAAGCCCTCCCCATCACAACATGTTATCCACTTTTTAGTCTACGCAATTTGCGTAGAGCCAGTCGGCCTGGGCGTTGAAAATGGCCCTGCGCGTATGACCGATGTGAATGAGGATTGGCGAATGGCATTTGGCGAATCGCATTAGCGAACGGCGATTCTCTATGAGCGATGGAGATGGGCGTTAATAAACGTCCGATACCGTCTCGCCAGTTCCTAATAGTGATACCATTTCTCATAGGTGGCTTTCATATCCCATAGACTCTTCAAAAATCTATGAAAAACCATATACGTCTAGGATACACCTAGGTGCAACGCAAAGGCTAGTCTCCAAGGGTAAGCGTGGTGAAATGAGAATACCCCGTAATCGCGCTAGGATGGGTTCAGAGCAATCGGTGGGTCTCTTTCTCTTATATAGTCCGATACGTTCGCGGCAGTTCGGACCCTTCCGCTGACGAAATAAATGAAAAATAGTTCGTTTTTCGCTTTACTTTAGTCCGAAACTACGATAACCTTGTATTTGTAATCGAAAGGGCAACGGAAGCAACCGAAGTCCACGCGAAACCTCTAACCCGAACTCCGGCGGATACCGGGGAAGGAGAACAAAAATGTCGAAGAAGATTCGCAAGTCGTCCAAGAGCATCGAACAGCACGTAGCCGTAGCGGAAGAGACCATCGAAACGGTCGATACCGTCGAGTCCAACGAACTCGTTCCGGTCAACGTAACCCCGGAAGAGACACCCGCGCCTACCGAAGAGTCCACCGAGACCGAAACCACCACGGAAGCAACTCCGGCACGCGAGCTCAACGCACTCGGATTCGGCGCGGCCACCGAAACGGGTTTCCTCAGCGAACTCCTCATCGCCGGTACTTCGACCAAGAAGGAGATTATTGACTCCTTCCTCGCAAAGTTCAGCGACGGTACGGACGGAGACAACCGCCGCAAGAAGACCACGGCCAGCGTATTCTTCAGCGACATCAAGCGTTCGATCGGTACCTATCACGCCTCACGCGGTTTGGAGCTCAACGTCAACGAGGACAGCGGAGTCATCTCCGTCAAGGACGAATCCCTCAACAAGGCAGTAGAGGCCCTCGGCAAGGGAATCCTCAAAGACCTTCGCGGTATCAGCCCGAAGCGCCAAGCCGGGAAGTACGCCAAGGTTCTCTCGCAGTACAACCTCAGCGTCAAGTAGGGTCCGGAGGGGAGGTCCGTACGACTCCCCTGTCCCTCAAAGCTCAAAGGAGACAATTTTATGGAACACCTTTTTATCGCATACCTCATCGTCATCGCAGCCGTCTTTGTAACCCTCGAAGTACGGTCCAACCTCAGCGAAGCCTCCAACCTTTAGTCCGATAGGAACGCGGCAGGGAGACATTTATGACACAGGCTCAGGCAAAAGCAATCGCGAAAGAGCACGGCGTAAGTTATCCGAGTCGTCGAAGGGGAATTCCAGGTACGTCTCCAAGAGTGGGACAAAGGTTGGCAGCATCCAGCGGTCTACTTCACGAATGACGCGCAAGACGCAGTCAACACAGCCATCGCCATGAGGGCGCACATCAACAGTACATATCCTTGCTATTGCGGCCATCGGCATCCCATCGGAACGGGCAACCATTGCAGTTTTACAGCTGGACGAACTACGCCCAGCCTATAGTACACAGCTCAGATCGCAGCGCCACTAGGCACCTTTCGGGGTGCCTTTTGTATTGTCAGAACTGACCAGCGTCTGCAAGTACTGTTAGAAATACCCTCTAGCTACCCCTAGGGAGGGACGCATGGGAGTGAACACAGGAGAGTACAGCCTCGTGTTGAGAATCCCACCTAGTCCATTCCTTGTTGTAACTGGGACCCACAACCGTCTGTGTATTGCTCTAGAAAGCCCCTAGGGAGGGAGCAGAGACCAGTCCTGATAGTCCCTACAGTTCCCATAGAGACAAGTCCAGAGAACAGCACCTGCTCCCTAGAATCCCCTCCGTAGGATTGCGTCTCTGGGCTTTGAGGTTGTTTCCCACGTGCCCAGTTGTCTGTTGTGCTTGTAGCTTGACTGAATGCATCGGAGCACAGCCGCTGACACACAGCACACAAGGGGCCCCACACCTCCCCATGGCCTCCCAGGCTCAGCACTCAGGACGTGCGGAAACTGGCTGCCCAACCTCGCAAACACAAATTTTGACATAAGACGCCAATACATCACCCAAGAGCCACATATATCCTCCACAACAACTCGGTACAAACATGCATAGCAGAATGGACCAGGCTCCAATACGACAGGAGCAACAACATAGCCACAACACACAACACATCCATGGAGACAAGCACCCTGTCCTTGAAGACACGACTCTCCAACAGGATACCCAAGGAAGCCACTCCAACCGTGCAGATCAAGCTATTCACAGACATAACGACAACACCGCCCCCATCAATAACAAGGATGCAAAGCCAAAGACAGACATCAACATGATCGCTGTAACTGTAATCCAAGCGTCCATACCGTCTCCACCTCTCTTGTACAGGCGTGAAGCCGTGTTAGCAGACAAGAGAGCACACACCGTACACGCTACCATTGCAACTGATACAGCGCTGATACTATTTCCCAAGGCTCCCTCCCTCTTCCCTAGGGGGAGTACTACGCTGCACGTACAGATAGCGATGTGCGAATGCCCATGCTAACTCCATAGACATTCCAAGCTCCAGTAGTTTCCCACGACCACCGTGGCCGCTTCATAAGTACAACATACCACTTGCCTGTCATTATGGATTTCAACCGTGGATACGCCTTGTCAATCACTGCTGTATCCCCACAAGACTATGCCAACAAATGACAAACACATCCAATAACAAAACTGACAACAGTGTCACCAACAAGATGAACACAATCCGTACAACATGGCGGGTATTGGGCCAATCTGTCACTGCCATATGAATTCCACGGGCACAAAGGACAAGACTGGACAATACAACGCCCATAACAGACACAACCACAACGGGATTGGGACTCACAACAGTCATCTCACTCTCCTCTCCCTCTAGGGGATAGACTAACTCCTTCTTGTAGACAGGAGGTAATGTTGAATAAAATTTTTAGTGGAAAATTGCCCAATAGACGTCAATATCCTTGCTTGTTCCTGGGGCGTGGAGTTGGACCCGGCTTGTCGTCATTTGTTCTTGCGTTTTCAAGCCAAGTCACAATTGGAGATACCTCACCAGGGTCTTGCTTGCTGTTGCCGTTCCCATCGGTACAACGAATACACTTGCCTCTGGAGTCCAACGCCATGATAACGCCATCATTTATGTAACACCCTGGGCAACGGCCGTTCCACCACAGGCGTAGCTTGGTCTTGAACTTGTTCCACATTGTCATATTACCATCCTCACGTACATGTGCTTGACGATTACAGGGTTCTTTCCAAAGTCATACATCATGGCTGTTTCCCATCCGTACTGCCTAGCTTCATCACAGGTTACAGCCATGAGCTTTCCATCATCTCTCATGAGTATACAATGCGAAGCTCCATTATGGTCTCCGGACCACCATCTACTGTTGAAGTCAGGCTGACCCTGTATCCAAGCCCTGGGTGTCATCAGTGCATACTGTATGACGTGATCTTTGCGGTTGTACCTATTCCACTTTGGCATTGTCTCTCCTTGGAGTTCCTCCGTGTTGTGGCTCCTTGTGAGGAAATAAGTCTGCATCCCATGTCCACCAATTCCCATCTTTCCAGTGTAGTTCCTTGCCACAGTCTACGCAGCTGGTGGTTTCACTAACCGGATGTGGTCCCGCGTCGCACCTGCCTGATATGTCATTCTTCAGGCATCTATGCCTCCAAAAGAATAGGCTATCCCTGTATTGTTACCAAGGATAGCCCTGAGTTGTTAGCTGTAAATGTCAATCTCCAGATCGGCAACCCATACAGCACCTACCCAGTCCTGTTGAACAGCGACATAGATTCCAGTTCCGTTCTTGGGCTCTCTGTTAGGCATGACTGCTGGAGTGTAGTTGTACCCCACGTGACGGTCGATGAATACAGGAACATCGTTGATGTACAACCACTCATAGTAGTACTTGCGGTTGGCCATATCGAATGAGGCATGAAGCTCGAATGTGTTCCACTGTCCTGGAACAAATCCGGTGTCGATACCAACATCTACCCATTCTGTTGTTTCATCCTTCCATTCGTGGAACGTGGTTGGCCTAATCTGCCCACTTACAGGAGCATTCCACCCGTTCATCTGCAGTTCCAGAAGGAACTCGAACGCTTGTGGCATTTTGTCTGCAAGGAAACTGCCTCTGATTGTTCCGCTCTTGATGTCGGGAAGGATAGGGACGTTTACCGACACTTGCACGTTTACAAGTACGCTGTTGTTCCCGTTCCATCCCTGGAACCCGACATTATTGTTCCCTTGCGTGTTGATGGTGAAATTTATTGGGGAACCTTTGTAGTCCTGTTGTGTGATCAGCTTGTTGCTAACGTACAGCTGAACCGCGTTTACATTGGTAGCTGTAACTCTCATATTCACAGAGCCATCGGCGTTGACACTGTCTACAGCGGCTGTGATAATGAGTGCGCCATTGGAAACAGTAGCAGACGGTGGCAGGCCCATAGTGGCGTCCAACATAGTGTAGGCAATTCCATTGGCTTGTTGACCATCTGGAGCCATAACAGACAACCTGCGCGCCTGCTTACCTTGGTATGGTCCAGGACCAGTTATGATAGCAACTCCATTGCCAACACCGGGAGTGTTGAGTCCGGTTATTGCGGCGCTTCCAAGGGCTGTGAATTTGTTGGAAGTCACAGCATAGGTGCGTTTGGTACCAGGAATGTTCTGTTTCAGGAATGACTTCGTCATGCGTGCAAGGGGAGGAAGCCAGGATGCGTAGGGGCTTTGCGACATGTGTTATTCTCCTTGGACCACACGTATCTGATTCAGACTTTCGGTGTCGTTGATAAGTGTAATCTTGTTGTAGTCGTGGTACGTGCGTTTCTCCAACAACTCCTGTATCAATTGTTTCAAGCACGCGCGGTCTAACTTTACTGTATCCCAAATGGCAGAAGCCGGTAACGACCAGCAAAAGTGGGGGTCCGTCTTCTTTACACCATGCGTCATCCCAACGTAGTTTGCGTGGATTGACAACAAGCATGTAGAGAGTAGGACGCCCACCAACGTGTACTTTCTTGAGAGAGTCATCTATATGCGACCCATCTCCAGAGCACTTCCATACAGCCTCCATAACCGCAAGACGGGGTACATCAGTTACATGAACTGTGCCCTTCCAGCCTTGCGCTATGGATTCATCAAACACAGAAGACGATCCATGAAACACTATCTTCCCAACGTCAGTCTTGCGATAAACGATCATCCTCACTCCAAACGCCCGGCCACATAGTCTCTGTAAACCTCATCACGGCTCTGACACAAGCTACCACGTCAGAGTTACTGCCAGTAACATGTATGTGGCATTTGAGTTCCTTCAGAGCCTCTTCACGATATTTGTTGATGTATTTCTGTTTTGGTGTAAGCTTGCGCTGTTTCGGTCTGCCGTTGACGATCTCCAGGTCAGGACGCATAGTTACCTTCGCACTTGTTCTAGGACAGTGAATTTCTCGATAGTGTGCCTTGCGTCTAGTCTATTGAACGCCATGGGCAGTAACCATCTCAGATTAGGAATTACAAATGTACCGGGAGGAAATGGACTGTGGTCAACCCAGAATACTGTCTCGTCAGTGACTGATCTTACCTTGGGTTGAAACGGCAATACACAAACGAAAAAGTGAACTTTGAAATTTGCCCCGTCGCTGAGTTCGCAGAACTCTTCCCAAACAGGTTGATGATACCCTGTTTCTTCTTGGAATTCTCTTATCATGGCTTGTAACGGGGTTTCATTTGGTTCGATCTTACCGCCCACCCCATTTGCCAGTCCTTCTTGCCAAACTGGTCGTACCTTATTGATAAGCAAGACCTTTCCACAGCACACCATGAATCCTGTTACATACGAGATTAGCTGTTGTGCCATTTGTCGCCTCCAACATGGAAAGCCGGGAGCCCAATGGTAGCCGTGCAAGCGTGGCAAACGTCAAAGGTATGTTTGCATTTGAGACAGGTGTAGCCCATCAGTACAACAGTAGGTCCATCGAACATATGGCTCACGAACCTTGGTTGAATTTCGGGATGCGCGCAGTCTGTATTGCTGGCCGATACAGGGGTTTCCTGTATACGCAGCCCGTCGATGATCTTTTGTTTGTCGAGTTCAATACTGTCCATTCAATCTCCTAATTGAATCCATTCTCTCACAGGCCCGTACTTGGCCGTAATGTCGTTTAGCACTTCATTCAGGGCTGTACCACACCCGATGATGTAAACGAGGAACGAAAACTTGACTATGTACCACAGTCCACAGTCGCTTTCTGGCTTGAATTCGTCTTTCCGCCACATGCCTGGAGTGTTGTCTCCGGTGGCCCAGTCCAGCGCATGTTGGAACTGCTCGTCAGGGTGCTTATCAGCCTCATCGATGTGGTTTATCTTGCCAAAGGTTACTTGTACTGGAGGCCGGTTCATGCTATTATTGTAGGCGAGACGGAAGACCCAGTAAGCTCTTGTCTTTATAGTGTGTACTTGGATCTTCTCTGTCCCACCCTTCGGAAGCCAACAGGTTATTTACACCTTCAGAGTTACGCTTCCAACAGTAGGTGCAGATTCCAGTCTTGTTGTGAGGTGCGATAGGTCGCCCACAGGTGCTGCCGTCTCGGGTGAACCGGCAAAGTCTTGTGTTCAAAGGCTTGAGGGAGGTTCTGGGACCCACAATGGCTCCCCTGACGGACTCCAAAACAGCTATTTGAGCTTGGGTACGATCAATCTCAGTTTGAATGTGCTCATTGTTGGATAGATCAATCACTAGTCCAAGTCTGGCTTTCTTAGTGCTCAATTCTGTTAGTTTGGCATCCAGAAAGAGCCTAACATGGTGCTTGGTGAAGGGTACTCTGTGCATTATCGCTCCGTTGCGCTGAGAATTGCTAAAAGGATTCGGGGTGCCCGTTCCCCTTCCGGAAACCATGGCACCCCGTAACAATGAGAGAAGAATCGTTATTTCGTGGCAGGCGGCGCGGGAGCCGGAGCAGGCTTTTCGGGTTCGGGGTTCTTCACCATAGACTCCGAGCCTTCATCCCAGTGATAACCGGGGTTGGACTGGTTGAGTTCCTGAATCATTTCCTGGCGCTCTTGTTGTAGCGGCAGAGCTTGCTCTTGAAGGCGCAAGAGGCGTTCTTTGTTGAGCTTCATCTTCAGCATCACATTCTCGCGGTACATGGCTGAAGCTTGCTGAAGCAGCTGAGCTCGATCTTGGCCATCGACAGATTGAGTTGAAGCAGTCTGTGTATTTGGCGTTTTGGGGCTCGGTTTGGCAGTCGGAGTTTGAGCGATGGACGACACAGCTAACAATAGGAACATAGCGCATGACGCGAATTTCATGAAATTCTCCTGTAGTACTGTAACGGTTGTGAAGTCTAAAAGGTTTACTTGCGCTGCGCAGACATCATGTCGCAAGAGTGTAGCATCCAGGCTTCTGGAGTTCTGGGTTCTACTGGAGAACCCCATTCTTTTCTGCCGTGGTGAGCCAATATACAGTGACCAACGCTGGCTATGAACGAATCAGGGTAGCCGAAGGACTGAGCTACTTGTACGAATTCTGTGTAGCTGCCCACAATGTGTCCTATAAGGTCTCTGTAAGGTTTGGAAACAACAACAAGGTCAGCACTTGTCTCGTCGGCTGTTATGAACTCGTATTCAAAAATCTTGGCGAAGTCGTGCCAGATTGCAGCCACAACAAATACGGGATCAACGCCTATCTGTTTCACTCCAAATTGGAGCACTTCTGCGGTGTGCTCTTCCAAGCCCCCGACATAGTTGTGATGTTGTGTTCTGGAAGCGGCAACAAGTTGGAACTCACTGTTATCAACTACGTGACGACAAAGCTTTCTGAAGTGTTCCGGAAGTTGGGCGACGATGCTCAATAGATATTGGCGCGATTGACTCATAGATTCTTGTTATCACTCCTGCCTCTTGGGCCATTTGTATAGAAATAGCACAGTCTTGTAACCATTTCTCCGGAAGATCAGTGAAATTGGGAAATATGGCAAATTGAATACCCGCTTGAATAAGCAGAGCCATACAACCTGAGCATGGGATTTGTGTACTGTAGAGTGAGGTTCCAGCCAGGCGAATTCCAAGTTGTGCTGCTCCGGCAATAGCGTTGGCTTCAGCGTGAACGGTCCACTGGTATTTCTCTGGACGCTCGTGCCGTCCGGCTATATCATCGTTGATCCCTGCCGGAAACCCGTTGTACCCAACAGACACAACTCGCAGAGTAGATCGGTCGACAATAACGGACCCAACCCCAGGAGTGCGATCACTGCGGTCTTTGCTCCATTTGCCTAGCATACAGGCCATCTGGAGAAACCTCATGTCCCACTTCTCTCTGCGAGCATTACGCAGAGCTTTCATTTCGTCAGCATTCATGTTACCTCCGGCTATTAGAGTATCGGACGTTATAATTCAAGGAAAGCTTTGAGTTTATCTCCATTCTGAGAACTTCTAAGGAGATTGTGACGTTATTAGGGTTGACAGGAGAACAAACAGACGTGGCAAAAGATTGGAAAGAATTTGAGCGCGTTGTAGCCAAGAGCCTTGGAGCTTGGTTTGGATGCACATTCAGACGTACACCTGGATCTGGAGCCTGGGGCAAACAAGGCCAATCCAGGTTCAGTAAGGCCAGCGATGCCACGAGAGACTTCCACGGTGATATTGTAGCTCCGCCAGATGCCAGGTTTCCTTTCTCTGTGGAGTGCAAGACTTATGCTTGCGTTGAACTGTATCAGTGCTTGTACGGCAAATCGCCGGTGTATGACTGGTGGAAACAGTGTGAAGACGACGCCAAATCAGTAGGCAAGTTGCCCTTGCTTGTGTTCAAAGAGAACCGCAAGCAGACGTTGGTTGCCATCGACGAGCGCACATTCAAGTTGTTGAATAAGTTCACAGATATCAAGAAGGCTCGCAGGATCAGTCTGACCTTTCATCGGTCAACTGTGGACCATACGCTTCATATGTTCCAATTACAGTCGTTTATTGAAAACTGTGACGCCTCTGTTGTAAAACGCATCCGTCTCAATTGAGCGGTTTCTTCGTCCCACTCAATTTATCATAACCCAGTAGGCTAGGGGATTTTTCCATTTACTCGCTCAGCAAGTACGGCTATGCTTAGTGGTGATTGGAGAATCCCTGTGCCAGATCCGTATAAGCCTGTAACACGAATCCTTCCTGGAAAAGTCACCCTCTCTAACATTCAGTTTGCCCGTTGGGTATCGAAGCGGTATGGCGTGTCATCAGTAGCCATGTCCAGAGCCACCCGTCTTTTGATTGAGGGTATGATTGACGCTCTTGCTGAGGGCTACAGCGTACAACTCAAAGGTCTTGGAAAGTTTGAGGCTCGTGAGTTGGCCCCCAGGATGCGGTTCAACCGCACGCAGGGCGTTCGATACTTGAGCAAACCCAGCGTTATCCTGCATTTCAAGAAGTCAGAGAAGCTGAACGACACACTCAGAACAAGGGCCAAAGAGAAGTTGGATGCCTTGTCGAGCAATCCCACGGTTGTTCCGTCTGAGAAGAGGTAGCCGATCATGAAGCATCCTGACGTATTTGATACACATAAGGTCTCCCGCATGATTGGAATTGGCATGCGGAAAGAGGCTATTCTGCCTCATTTTGTCCCACTCATACAAAACATAGCACGCAACAATGTTGTGTATGACCAGCGTAACCAGTCAGAAGATGACTTGGTACAGATCGCACTGATCAAGTGTGGAGACATTATCGATCAATTCAATCCCAATCAGGGTAACCTGTTCGTATATGCCACTCAAGTCATCAAGAGGGCTCTGTGGTATGAGGCTAAACTGAGACCTCTGGATCACAAGCGGACCCCTGATGAGTACGAGTTCGACGCCATAGCCCAACCCTCCAAGGCTAACATCCATGAGATACCTCAGCTGGAACTTAGTGACAAAACCTTGAAGAAGCTGAGAACCGAACCGGGTGCAGAGGAGGCTGCAAAATATGTATTCGGCGTTCTTAGTTCCAATGATTTCGAGAGTAACCGCACACGAGTATTGAAAACCGTGGTCCAGGGCTTCGACGTCAACCCAAAGCACGCCAGATTCCTGTTAGACCATGTGTTGGTGACTCTCCGCACGGAGTACTCCAAGGGAGTGAAGCCAGTCAGGGACGACAAGATGTTCTCCAACAGGTTCAAGCATTCCATGATTCCAGAGTTACGTGGACTGCTTGGAGAACGGGCATTTGAAAGACTCATACACTTCTTTGGTGGACTGACCTTTACTGTGCCGTCTGTGGATCAGATTGATGCCATCGACAGGGACTTGGAGATACTCAAGGCGTTGTCCCGAGATTGGACTTGTGGCCCAACCTTGTCCAAGAAACACAACATTAGTCCTGAAGGTATCAAGGCAGTGTATAAGACCTGCCTACACAAGCTTCATACAGACCATGAGTACAGGGAGCTTGTGTCCAAACGCATTAGCTTGGATCAAATACCTGGATACGAGAGCGCAGAGTCTCAGAAGATCAAGAAGAAACCCATTCCATCCTTTGGAGAACGCAAAACTCCACCCCGGCGTCGTCTTGGAAACACAGATAGCATGGGTTTTCAATTGGGCTGTAGAAACAGCTTGATTTACACGCTGATTGTTACAGGTAAGTGCACCCGGAATGACTTGGTCAAGCAGGTGAAGGATAGGTTCGGAGGCACAGAATCAGCTGCTAAGGCTACTGTATCTGCGTTCCTATCTGACATCAAGCAGCCCTTTGGCAAGTTCAACACCAGCAGGAATCTTGTGGTATTGACAGATATACAGCAACGGCTCTCGTTTGAGACCAAGAGTCTGTTACAAGCTCAAAAGGTTGTCATGACCAAGAGACAAGAGATGTTGATGGCTGAAGGCTAGGACTGTAACAGCCTTACAAGCGTCAACTTCTGTTTGTGCTTCTCTATGGCGTAGGCTGCTAGCGAATAGACAGGGCACTGTTCTTCCACAGCCTTAGCCAGTCGTATCCAGTGAAAGGGTTGGACCAACGTGTTGAATTGTATCTCATCCATGGTACTCAGTATCAACTTGGCCGCAGCCATTTGTCTTGCTGTCCTTCCGCCAGATTTCATGGTAGCAACAGCTTGTTTGCGGAGGGCTGCTGCGGCCTGGAATGTGCCTCCGTATAGCTGGAAGTTCAAGAAGTCATCAGCTATCTTGTCAAAGGGTTCAACGAATATTGCCTCTTTGTTGGTCTTGAGTCTTTGTGCTATGGTGTACCTGGCGTACGGTTTCCAATCCTTGGTTATCCACGCTCCATGGCTGAGCAGAGCTATCATGAATTCCACATCGAAACAGGCCTGGTGGGGGAAGTCATCAGGACTCACGATGTTGGGCAACGCTTGTATCATGAGTCTCTGCTTGCCATACATCTTTATCAAGGTCTTCTTGGCCTTCTTGTTTATCCAAGAGATTGGAATGGGGGTGACCTTAGCCATGGTTACCCCTGATATGACTTGGGGCAGTCTGAAGCAATTCTTTACCAGCCACCTTCCGGAGCTTGGTCAAGTGTTCCCCTTGCAGCTTAGTACCTTGGCTCCACCTCCGCACACTGCGCACATCAACCCCGCACAAGGTGGCAAGCAGATCAACCCGGCCACTCGCTCGTTGTTCGAGCAGTTCTTTCCACCATCCGGTCATTTTAGTTGGTCGAGCCATGTAAACCTCCGAATTCAATACTACTCTAAAGTAGTCCGAAACGAAACCTTTGAATAGAAAATGTTTATCATTTGTAGCAAATAGCTACATAAATGTCGATTGGAGAACCGTATGGCACTAGTAGCATTGCGTGGAGTGGATTCCCTTGGCAAAAAGGCTAAGAAAGTCAAGAAAAAGAAGCCCGTTGAGGCTCCGCAGGCTCAGGTGTTACCTCCCGAACAGATTGTGAGAGAACCCCGTCTGACCCCGGCACGTCATGAGCAGCATGTAGCAGCCATGTACAGTGAAATGGCAATCACAGGTGACGAGGCAATGGCCAAAGGCGAGCACACCCAGATGCGACGGGAAGAGGTTCGTGCCTGGATGATGAACGGCCACACCCATAATGGTGTTCTGGTTACTGAGTCAGAACTAGCCAAGTGTTTGAACGTACCATTGAAGACCGTCCAGATTGACATCAAGGAATTGAAGGATCAGCACTCCAAATTCTTTTTGGGAAATGACGAGCGCGATTTGCCTGCTCTGGCTTTTGCCTTGATGGAGATGCGGTTTCAGGACAGAGGCCGGGCGTTGGCGTTATTCAACATTATACGCAACGACATTGAACGGTCTGACGCTCAGACTAAAGAGCTCATACAGATGAGGAAAGACGGCAAGATAGCCTCAAATGTAAAGATTGATGCTCTAACAGGAAGAGACCGTGCATCAATGTACAGCGCTGCCTTAGCTGCTCTTGATATGGCCAACAGAGCCACAAAGGGCATGGATGACCTGTTCAAGATCACCGGCTCAGGAGCCAAGCTTCAGGCTATTGTAAAGGCTCATTCGCTGGTCATCAATAACAACAATCTCAATGTAATGCCGGTGAAAATGCTTCAAGAGTTTGTATCCAAGGAATTCGCTGGGGTTTTGCCGTCTGCACGCAGGGCTGGAGACTTAGCTGTGCCTAAAGCCATACAGATGACCGATGAGGACGATGAGATTATGCAGATCGGCATCAATGAGAGGAAAGGCCAGTGAAAAAGCTGCTAGGCAAGATCAAGATCAAAAAATATGAGATAGAGTTTGACTCCACGCGGTTATCGTGGGGATTCTCTGAACTACCTGGTAGAGACCCAAAGGGTCCAGAGGTCGAGGAGTGGCTACGGTGTGCGGCCAACCCCATTCATTTCATACATAATTACTGCTACATACAAGACCCAGTCAAGGGCCGTATCCCTATGAAGCTGTATCCCTTCCAGAGGATTGCTCTGAAGCAGTTTCTGCTTCACGTCTTCAACATCGTGTTGAAGCCTCGTCAGATGGGACTATCCTGGCTTGTAGCTCTATTTGCTCTCTGGTACGCGATGTTTCGTGCGGATAAGACCGTGGTCATCATCTCGATCAAGGAAGAGACTGCGAAACGCTTCCTCGACAAAATCAAGTATGCCTACCGTCATTTACCGTTGTGGCTAAAAGGCCCTCTCGCAGCGCAGTGGAACACCAGTACAATTGTGTTCGAGAACAACTCCAGAATCATGTCTGTGCCGACTTCTGAAGAGGCAGGCCGTTCAGAAGGTCTATCACTTCTGATCATTGACGAAGCTGCCTTTGTAAGGTGGATTGACAAGATTTGGGGTGCGGCTTTTCCCACTCTGTCGACGGGCGGACAAGCCATTGCTATCTCTACAGCTAATGGCCTAGGCAATTGGTTTGCTGGCAAGTGGAGAGACGCCGTAGGTAAGCTGTCAGACTTCAATCCCATAAGGCTTCATTGGAAGATGCACCCTGAGCGGGATGAGAAGTGGTATGCTATGCAGAGGCGGGAACTTGGCCCGGCACTATGCGCTCAGGAGGTTGACTGCGACTTTTTGAACTCTGGCCGTCCTGTGTTCGACACTACCATTTTATCTGATTGGTCTGAGGTGCTTCGCACTCGTAAAATTGGTAAAGTGTTGTATGCCCCAGAGAGATTTGATGACTACGATGGACTTTATGGGAAGAAGGCCGAGGGGCTGTACATCTTCAAGAAGCCTGTTCCTGGAAAGCTATACATCATTGGAGCGGACTCCGCTACTGGAGACGGAAGTGATTTTCATGCTATACAAGTAGTGGAGTGGGAGACCGGCGAGCAAGCGGCAGAGATGCGGGTTCATTGCAAGCCAAACGTGTTTGCGTCGTATCTGTTCGCTATTGGAAAGTACTACAACTGGGGACAGGTTGTAATCGAGCGGAACGGTGTTGGTCTTGTAACTGTACAGAAGATGATTGACAAGAACTATCCCAATCTGTACACTTACATCAAGGAAGATGCTACCATCGATGAAGAGGCGAACACTCAAACGGTTACCAATGAAGAGACACTGATTGTTGGATTTACCACGACCTCAGCCAACCGCCCGGTACTTATCTCAGCAGGTGAAGAGCTCATCAGAGAGCATGAGGAATTACGCCAGAAAGGGCATATTCCTGAAGCAGTTCTTCTCATAAACAGTTTGCGTTTGCTCAACGAGATGTTGGTGTTCAATTTTCAGGAAACTCGCAAGCCTAACCCAAGAGCTAATGACGGGTACAACGACGACTTGGTGTTGGCCTGGTTGATAGCACAGCTAGCAAGAGCCCGCTACAAGCATTCAGTGAACCTACCGGTATTGTTCAGTTAGTGCCTTGAACCTTTACAGTATGGACTAGATTAGGAGACAACGATGGGATTTCGAGATTGGATAACAGGGCTTCGAGCCAAAAATACAACGAAGTCAGTGACGCAGACAACGGACGTTAGTGGACTGCCTGTCACTCGCGTATCGGCACCTGATGACCCTGGACTGCTAATCTCAGAGTTGAAGGGTGAGTATGACTTCACTCTGCCCCGCAAGTGGCCTATCGCTATCTATGAAGCCATCGCCAATCTCAGCCTGATCAATCCCGATATCCGGCAGGCTGTGGGTCACATCGTGCAACTAGGGAACACGGGTCATCTGTTGAGCGTCAAGGGCGAGAGTGACACAGTGATCGAAGCTGCGGTACAGCGTATCCGCGACCGCGCTGACGTCATGTATCCGTTTGGCGGAGGCCCAGACGGACTGATCAACGGTATCTTTGCTCAGGTCGCTCGCATGGGAGCTATCTCCACTGAGTGGGTGCCTACCAACAATCTATCTGGTATTGACAAAGTGTTCTTTGTACCCGTGCGAGACATTCGGTGGGTACCTAGGCAGGACGGTATGGGATATTATCCCGTGCAGGTTCCCCGTAACACTGTCTTGGCCTTGGATAACTACCGCAACGCTGTAAAGCTCAACCTCAAGACCTACTTCTACGCCAACGCTGAGACTATCGAAGACAGCCCATACGCTGTTCCTCCATTCATTGCTGCTCTCCAGCCGGTAGCTCTACAGCAGGCGATGCTTCGTAACATCAACAAGGTTATCAAGAAGGTTGGTATCATGGGTCTGATGACTTACAAGGTCACTCCTCCAAAACAGAACCCCGGTGAGAATCAGGACAGATACACTGCTCGCTGCTTGGCCTATTTGAACCAGGTTACAGATAACCTGAAGACTTCCTTTGGAGACGGCATCGCCGCTGGGTTTCAGGGTGCGTTTGAGTTCGACGTGAAGAGTGTCACTAGTGACGTGCGCGGCATCAACGATCTGTTCAAGATGAACGAGGAACAGCTGTTCTCTGCGATCATGGCAGACCCCGCCATGCACGGCAGAACGTACAGCACTACAGAAACATATGCCAGCGTGGTGCACTCCAAGATGGTGTCTCAGCTTACCAACTATCAGAGACTAGTGGGTAAGAGCTTGGACTTTGGATGGGGCTTGGACTTGCTAATGGCTGGCATCACAGCGCAAGTTTGCGTAGGCTTCAACGAATCACAGGCCTTGAGTAACCTTCAGAAGGCTCAGGCTGAGATGATCGACATCGCCAACGCCGAAGCTCTGTACAACGGTGGCGTCATTGACCAGACGGAGAAGGCAAACAGACTTGGTTATGCTGTGCCTGACCAAGCTGAACCCCGTGTGGACCCGAATGCTCAAGACAAGAACCTGGATCAACGCCCGAGTACCGGTGGAAAGACAGACAACACCCCAAAGAACCCCAAGAAAAAGCAGCCCAAGGAACAAGCGTCTGTTCAGTTCGCCTACAACAAGGAGATGAAGCAATACTACTTCAAGCGGGACACTCCTATTGAGGTACTCAACACGCTTCGCACGGATGCTGGAATGCCGCCTGTGTCTCTGTCCAAACAGGAAGACGAACTAAAATCCAAATATCGGAGGTATCTTTAGCATAATTCTGGCACAACTCGATGACGCCGAAGCCTCGGCCTTTGATAGAATCATACACTATCTTGGCTCAGCTGAGCTCAATCCGGCTGACCTTACGCAGATATCCAATAGCTTGTACTCCATTTTGACCCAGGAATACGGCATCAAGTTGAACTCTCGCCGGTTCAAGAACATGATAGCGTCACAGACTTCGGAGATTTACAGGGCTTTGGTGGCCTCTGATTCACAATTGCCTCGCTCGTTTCTGCGTCTCCCTGACTATCGTGCCATCAAGTTCCTAGACCTCGCTTCTCAGAGCTATATTGCCAAGTACGTTGAAAGCGAAGAGTTGAAGACCAAGGTGATGGATTACATACGGAAGGCATTTATTGAAAACGGTAGATCGATCGCAACTGACCGTAAGGAGATGGACGCATTCATCTCCACTTTTGGAGACCTACTAGGCAATGACAGAGCCAAGATTCGTCAGATCGTGAACACAACCGTGTCGAGGTCCAGGGTGTTTGGTCAGCTAAACAACATGCGCCAAGCCCATGTTCAGACGTTTGAGATTGCTGGCCCTGACGATCTGAAGACCTGTGAGTTTTGCCGTAACATGATTGGACGTGTATTCACGTTATCGTCGTCATTGTCGCGGTTGGACTCTCTGACCCAAAGCCAGGACTATGAATCATTCATGCCGTTCTTGAAAGGCAAGATCAGTTATGAAGACTTGCAAAACTCCTCTGACGCAGAGTTACAAGCCCTCGGTTATGAAGTGCCCCCATTCCACCCGGAGTGCCGCCACCGTACAGTATTCAAGGATTTTTATGCTGAAAATGAAACACCGGCGTACTCTGTTGAATGATGGTTTGAGGGCCTAGTTTCAACTTTCAATCTAACAGTGAGGTGATTATGGGAAAGATCAATTCAATGAAGATCACAGTGGGCTCCAACGAGGCAGGCGTTATTGGTCGTGAGGCCATGCGTCACAACCCCGATAAGGTGTTCACCCCTGAAGAAAAGAAGGACAAGGGCAAGGAGACCAAGGAAAAATGAAAATCCGTCTACAAGATGGACGCGGCAGGATGCAGGTGAGCGGTAGCCTGCTGCCTCTGGGCTCTGAGGGTTTGAAGGCTCATTTGTCGGAGTCCCTGAGCCAGGACTTCTCCTCCATGAGTGAGGCTGAGCTTCGTGACTTCCTAACAGTCAAGCCTGAAGATTACATCCTTGTTCCGTTTCGTGCGCTGTCAGCTACCACTGTTCGTGATGGAGCAATTGACTTTAGCTACAACAACGGACAGGCTCTGAAGGACGCTGTTGGAATGTTCAACAGCCTGGTTATCCTCAAGAACCACGACATGAACGTGGATAACTGGATTGGCACCACGCAGGACGCTTACTGGGATGAGAAGACACCCGGCGTTCCTCACGGTGTGAACTTCATGCTCAAGGTTGATTCTAAGGCTGACCCCAAGGTAGCTCGGGGGTTGGTCTCAGGCGCACTGAACTCAGGCTCTGTAACAATTGAGTTCGACTACGTAAAATCTCATCCAAAGATGAAGGATGAAGAGTTTGCGTGGAAACTTGGCTCCACTGTCGATGGCCGTATGGTACAGGCTTTGGTCACCAAGATTACTCGTACATATGAATACAGTGTTGTGTGGCAGGGAGCAGACCCGTACGCCAAGCAGATTGGTCAAGATGGGTCCATCACTGTTCCAGGCACTACATCCAATTCACAATCCCTGGAGGAAACCTTGGATATCAAGAAACTCGCTGCCGTTCTGAAGCTTGAGAAGGAAGCACCCAGCGACGAAGAAGTATTCGCCGCGATTGCCAACTTCAATACTCAGATTTCAACCGCCAACGCCAATATCGTGACTCTGACCACGGAACGTGATACGTTCAAGACTCAGGCTGAGACCAAGACGGCGGAACTCGCAGCCGAGACTGCCAAGGTCACCACGCTCTCAACCGAGAACACCACCCTGAAGACGGAAGTTGACGGCCTCAAGGTTTCCAAGGACTCCCTGGAGCTCATCGTCAAAGACCGTCGCACCGAAGCCCTGCGTCTGTACAATCTGGTCGAAGGCGACAAGGCCAGCGATGCCATGCGCACCATGCTCAATACGGCGTCCCTGGAAGTAGCCCAGAGCTTCATCACCTCGTACACGGAGCGCGCAAACACCATTGCTCCTCTGTCCTGCACCAAGTGCGGCGCAACGGAACTTTCCCGTCGTTCGTCCAAGCAGGAAGTGACCGAGCCCGCAAAGCAGACCAAGCTGGAAGCTCGTCGTGTGACGGCAAGTGTGGCTTCCATCCACGACTAGTATTCACTGAACGAACAACACTCAACCAGCTTTGAAACAGGAGACAAAGACATGAACAAGTTTCAGCGTCAGGGGATTGTAGCCCAGAGCTTCACCCACGCCAGCATCTCAACGGCTGCGGTGAATGACCTGGTCCAGATCAGCGGCGACCTCACGGTTACCACCGCAACGACTGGCCGGGCCATTGGCCGCGTCATCACCATCGACAAGTACAAGGGCACTGTGGTTGTTGAACTCTTTGCTGCTCAGATTTTCGAGGTCACGGTTGGAGCAACCGCTGTCGTTGCCGGCAACAATGTCAAGATGTCTGCCGCAAACACAGTGATTCCGGCGGCTCCGGCAACAGTCGCCACGGATATTCCACTTGCTTTCGGCATCGCTCTCAACGGTGGAGCCACCGGCGCAACCATCTCAGTGGTCCCCAGGGGCTAGTTCCTTCCCACCCTCAACGCAACTTCAACCTCATTCAAGGAGACAAGCAAACATGGAACGGAAGGAACAGCTTTCACCCAAGAAACTCCACAAGGAGATGGAGGCGAAGCGTCAGAAGGGTTTTGACGTTACTTTGTCCCAGCACCTGAAGGACAACTACACGATGGACTGCGACAATACCACGCCCTATACAGTTGAAAAACTGTACGAGGAACTGGCCATTGATCCTACCAACGTGACCGTCACCCAGATTCTGGACCGCCAAGACGAGGCCGTACGCTGGCTGGTGCCGGAGATTTTCCGTGACGCCATTCGCAAGGGCTTCATCAACAGCCCCATTTATCGTGACTTCATCATCCGTGAAGAGACCGTGGCGCAGCCCACGCAGGTTGCCCCGTTCTGGGACACCACTGGCCTCAACAACGAGCCCAAAGACCTCGGTGCCGGCGAGTCCATGGAACTGGGTTCGCTGAAGTACGGTCAGAAGACCGTACACATTGGCAAGCGCGGCATCGGCCTGGAACTGGTTGACGAAGCCATCCGTTACACCAGCGTCTCCATGCTATCCATCTTCCTCCAGGATGTGGGCATCAAGCTGGGTTCGCGCCTGACCCGCGATCTGATCAGCGTTCTCATCAACGGCGATCAGGCTGACGGTTCCGAGTCTTCGGGCACAGTCGGCGTGGCCGTCAACGGCACGATGACCTATGCTGACCTGATCAAGGTGTTCGTACGTGGTTCGCTCCGCAACCGCAAGTGGACCAAGGTTATCGGCAACGAGGACATGATCAACTACATGTTGAACATGGATGAGTTCCGCAAGACCGCCAAGGTGGGCAACTCCGAACTGGGCCTGAACACCAAGACCCCGGTTCCGCGTGACATCGACGCCTACACCCATAACACCATCCCCGCCAACCAACTGCTCATGGTTGACCCCACCCTGGCCGCCGTTCAGCTGACCGCTGTTCCGCTCACCGTGGAGTCCGACCGCATTGTTCAGCGCCAGATCAACTCCACATACGTGTCCACCACCACGGGATTCATGAACGTGTTCCGTGATGCGCGCGTTATCCTCGACAAGTCCAGCACGGCGGCGTTCCCCAGCTTCCTGGCGCCTCTGTACTAACCCACTCGAACACAACACAGGAAAGCCCAGAGACTCCAACTCTGGGCTTTTCTAGTATCAAGGAGAAGGAAAAGATGGCAAAACAAGCACACAACCTGCAAACGCCGTTCTGGATTCGCCTCGCCAACACCGAGCACAATTTTCTGGACACCCAGACCGGCATCAACGTCACTGGCAAAAAGGTTGCCAAGGTGGAAAGCACCGTCAGCCATCATATGCGTCAGTGGATCCAAAACGGTGGTCTGATTCCCATGACTCTTACTGAGGCCAAGCAGTACGTGGCTGACCTCAAGGCAGAGCTCAAGAAGGCCAAGAAAGAAGAGGCTGAATCCGAGAAGGCTGTTCAGGAGGGTGAGAACGTTGAAACCGAACCTGTTGAGACTGCCGAAGACCTCTATGAGAGCCCCAACCCTCCGGCTGGCGACGACCACGAAGAGGACGTGGATGAACTGGATGAAGCTCTCAACGACGACGAAGACAGCCCCAAGAAGAGCAAGGCCATCAAGAAGGTCAAGAAGAGCGCCAAGGCAGAAGAATCTGGCGACGACAATTAACCCCTAACCAGCGGAGATAAGCCATGGCCCAGTTCACGCTTCAGGATTACTTTCAGACATACATCCCTGATGTTGCTACGTTGATGCCTTCGTACAACATAGCAGCGGCGTTGAACGGGGCCATGGCTCTTTACTGGACATACCTGTTTCCAGAAGACGTTCCTCCCATCACTCTTGACGAGACACGTCTTGATGAACGTCAGAAGGTTATGATTGCTCTCCGTGCCGCCATCAGTGTGATTGGTGTAGTGAACAAGCTGTTTTCCGGCCGCGTCCTGGCTAAGGCTGGCGCTGGACCCGCCCAAGTAGAATTCCAGAATGTGTCTTCCCTGTACAAGGTTCTGTTGCCTCTGTGGACTGAAGAACTTGTGATGTACGAAGCTGCTGAGAACGTGTTCTTCCAGCAGGAGCCCATTCCGCCAGCGTACCTACAGTCGATTGTCTCTGGAGACTGCTGGCCGTCAGAAGGTTACATTGTACAGGCCGGTGCCTACTTCATAAAGGATTGCTAACATGGACCTCTTGTCTACAGATGACCTCCAAACTGTGTTTAGTGCCCTCAAGGACGTCAGAGATACGTTCTTCAAGCAGAACGTCGTCCTGCGAAAGCGGGTTACCGGAGTCGATACGTATGGCGAACATCCTGTCTCAACTACCTCTGATAAACCTCTCGTCGCGCTTTTCGAGTATAGCGTTGGTGAATCGGGTAGGTACAAGAACGTAGCAAAATCAGATATGGGTCAGCGAGGCCAGGAAACTTGGCGCCTGTACTTCTGGAAAGCCGACCTGGACGCGCAAAACATTGTCATTGACAGCGAAGCTGACTGCATCCTCTTCTCGGATGGCCCATACGCTGGCAAAGAGTACGAGATCAGGATGGCAACACCCTCTGCGCAGTTCAGCGATCTAGGCACGCTCTTGTGGGAAGTGGAATTGGAATGGGTGGAGTAAGGTGTACACAGTTGAACTCACCATTGACAATAACAATCTCCCATTACTCCAGCAACTGGAGCCAAAGATCAAAGCACGTTTGATCAGAGCCGTACAGCAGATCGTACAGGCTATGGAGCGCGATGCTGTCCTATCCATCCAGAATCAGGTTGCCGCTGACGGAACCAGCTGGACTGCTCTCCAGGAATGGTATGTAGAGTGGAAAAAACACAAGGGTTACTCTGAGCAGATTTACATAATGACCTCCACGTATTTACAGGCCATAACCAACCAAGTAGCAGACGAAGGGTCTGTAATCACTGGTACTGTCGGTTTGATGCGTACTGAGGGTCCCATGAACAAGAACGACATTCCCTTGTACAACATTGCTGAACTGTTGGAGTATGGCTGGGAGGAGTTCAATGTCAAGATTCCTCCGAGACCCCTCTGGAGACCTCTGAACGAGCATAACAAGCGCGTGAACCAAAGCCGAATTGGGACAGCTGTGTACTGGGCCACGCAGGATATCAAAGCGATGGCTACTGGAAAGCCTTTAGGAGAAAGATGATGCCTGAACTACTGGACTGCTACACAGAGATCGAACGGAGTATTCAACAGAAGTTGAAGCAAGCTCTCGCTGCCAAGAACATCGATAAGCCAGTTCTGAACAGCATGGTGACCAAAGCCGACTTGAAGAACCAGCACGCGGTATTCAGCGTTATGCAGGTGACTGATGTATTCAATCCGGGCAATGGCGGCGGTACCAAAGCTCAGTTTCTTGATCCTGTTGTAGTGAACAACAAGGTTGATAGCTACGTGAGGTCAGACTGGCCCAAGGCGTATGACCGCATTTATCAGATCGAGATTCAGACGGATTCTGTAACCTGGATGCGCCAATTTCAACAAATTGTACACGACACGTTCCCCCCCAGGGGAATTATGCACGTGTGGGATTCCACTATCACTGACGGAAATGGAGATGCTGTCGGAGGGTTCACAAGCAGCTTTGTAAATTACAACTACGCAGGCTACATCAACCGAGACCAGCCCGATCAGGAGTTTTACTCCAGAATTTTCAATATCCGCTTTGAGGTCTTTGACTTTCCGACAGCCACCGAAACTGTTCCGGCGATCAAGACAATCAACGTTGATTTTGAATACACTCCTCAATCTTGAGGCCAACTCTAACAATCCACGAAGCAATATCTGTGAGAGGAGAAGTGGAACATGGCAGGACTTCCGAAAACATCATCTTTGACGATAGACAACTCCCTGGTTCCGGCAGTGTCCCTGTCAGGAATCCATGGTGTCGTCGTCCCCACTCTGTTTGGCCAGGCTGACAAGGCATATAAGGTCAGCACGGTCGATCAGTTCAAGCGACTATTCGGTGCGAATGGGACTCAATCCCCATTCTATCCTCAGATTCGCCGTGCACTTGTACGCGGTACGACACTTTACATCGTTCGCCTCATCGCCACCGGCGCAACAGCGGCATTGTACACCTGGGTTGGCCCCAAGGTCACTGTGACTGCCAAGGATTTGGGAAGCTGGGCCAACGCCAAGCTGGGGATTGAATACTTCCCGGTTGCCAGCGGCGTGAACAAGCTGATTGTCCGGTATCCCACCAACCCTTCGCTGGAGGAGACCTTCACGGGCACCAGCTTAGATAACCTTATTGCCACGGTGAACGCCAAATCTCAGCGCATCGTAATCACCACCACAGCTGGCTATACGGAGCCCCCTGCCACTGCCGGCGTCCCGGTGTATCTCGCAACCGGAACCGATGGAGCATTTGCTGATGACACCGCGAAGGCAACTGCCATCAACAACTTGCTAACCAAGTTCGATGACGTTGTCGGCTTGACCTCGGTGTTTGCCATGGGCATCTACACCTCAACCCACATTCAGAACCTGAAGGCTTACGCTGAGGGTCGTGGTGACGTGATCGGCTTGTTCGAGGTTGACCCGGCTTCGTCCGCAGCCCAGGCTACCACCTTTGCTGCCGGACTCAACTTCAACTCCAGCTACCTTGCTGGATACCGCAGTTCGCTAACAACGGCGTTCAGCGTGGAAGATCAAGCAGACGTAGCTGGCCCTTGCCTGCTGGATGTCGCAGCAGTGTGGTCCTACAGCGATACTCTGTCTGGCAACATCTACCGTGCGCCGGCAGGCGGAACTCGTGGGGTGATTCCCAACATCAAGAGCTTTGCAAACAACCTGCTTTCTCCGGCCAACGTTGACGATGCTGATAACCTTTCCACTCTGGGTATCAACATTGTCGGCAATGACCCTGACTTTGGAGCGTGTGTCTGGGGTGCTGACACTTTCCTGAAGGACACCAATGGATCAGCCTTCAATCAAATTCATGTCCGTCGCCTGTTGGTGGACATGAACCGCAAGCTGACTCCACTGTTCAAGAGCATCCTGTTTGACCCGATGGACCCGGTCAGCTGGCGGAAAGCGTACCTGAAGGCACTTCCAATCCTTCAGAACTACGAAGCCAACCGCGCCATCTATTCGGGATGGAGCTATATTGGTGATCAGGAAGCTTCGGTTGTGACTGACGCCCAGTACAACCAGCCTGATGATCTGGCCGTGGGAACCTACAAGACGCTCATCGCGTTCACCCCCATCGGCTACATCCGCAATATTCTGTTCACCATCCAGGTCAACAACCTTCAGAGCCTGTTCCAGGCTTCTGTGAGCGAGCAGTAAACAAGTCCACTAAGGAGATACTGTAAAATGGCAGCAATTGGACGTCAAATCAATCCGCGCAAAGTCTACCGCTTTGCGGTGGAAGTGGAAGGACTTGATACTGCTTATGCGCAGAAGGTCAAGCTTCCCAAGTTTGAAGTCGCCTCCGCCAAGCATGGCGATGGCCCCTTCACCGTCAACACAGCTTCCCGCGTCAACTTCGGGCAGCTTGAGATGGAAACCCTCAAACCCTCGGAGTCAGCAGCTGTCTGGTGGAAGGATTGGCTTGCTCTCATCGTCAATCTTCAATCCGGCGCCATGGCAACTCCGGAGATTTACAAGAAGAACATCTCAATCGTGGAGTACTCTGCTGATGGTGTCACGATTGTGGAGCGCCATGAACTCTGGGGAGTTTATCCGGCTGATATCGATCTGGCTGACCTCGACAAGCTTGGTGAGGGTAACGCCATCGACAAGCTGAAGTTCAACGTGGACCGCTACATTCCCACGTCTGGCTCGGTTCAAGTCAGTGGCGGGGTTAGCTCGAATGGCATGAACATCGGGAGCACCGTCGTTCTTTCCTAGTGCTGATTTCAATCCTCACATTACAAAAGGGTCAGGACAACCATCCTGACCCTTACTTTTTGCGAGGAATACATGACAGAACAGAACGAAATCTTAGCAGCATTGTACGGCAATCGTGCTCCGGTTGACGTAACCCTTCCAAGCGGCAAGAAAGCTACTGTGCGGGAGATGACCGGCGCGGACCAGCGGAATTTCATGAATCGCTCCAAGCTCATGAACGGTATGGCGATTCAGGAACTCCTGGCTAACTGCACTGAGACGGTGGGTGAAGACGCCCTGCCTGCCGATGACAACAAGCGGTTACAATTTGTTCTCGACATGCTGTCGGGAGACCGCACCACCCTGTTGTTCCAGATTCGGCGACACAGTATTGGGGACTCATTCGAGTTTGCCACTGAGTGCCCACAGTGCAAGGTTCGCAATGATTGGGAAGTGGATCTCAACGACCCCACAGCGTTCCAAGTTCGCCCTTACCCGAATGGGGATTCCCGGATCATCGAGATTGACGTGCTTGGGATGAAGATGAAGTTCAAACCGCTTGATGGAAACGATGAGATGCGTATCCTGCGTATGCGCCAGAATGCGGACAGCCTAACTGACTTGTCCCTTCGCAGCGTCCATGTCAAAGTGGAAGAAACCTGGGTTCCGCTGGAACTCGGCAAGATGCAAGAGAAGTACTTGAATGAACTTCGCAAGCAGGTCCGTGCCAATGAAGGCGAGCTTGACTCCACGGTGAAACTGCCTTGCCCAAGTTGCGGTGCTGAAGTCGTGTTCAACCTGATTGAGCAGCCAAATTTTATAACCCCCAACATGGACTACTAGCCGATTGGTATTTTCTTGCCAAAGGTGGAGCCCCGTTGGGTTGGAATGACTTTCTTGAGCTTACAGTAACGGAACGAGCAATCTTGCTACACATTCACAAAAAGCAGTTGGAGTACGAGGAATCAGTTGCATCCGGAGGTAAGTGATGGCTTTGACAGATATGCTGGGAATGGGAGTGACGGTACAACTACGCAACATGTTCTCTGCCCCTAGCCAGGCCATTGTGAGTTCATCCAAGAACCTCACCAATGCTATCATCAACAACCAGAATCAGATCAACAATGGTTGGAAGTTGATGGGAGCCGGAAGCAGCCTTATGTTCCTTGGTACTGGACTCATGGCGTTCTTGGGGGGCATCGGTAAGGTGTCCCTCAAGTCGTCAAATGACTTGGAAATATTGCGTAATCAGATCAGGTTGATGGCTAGGGACGCGACTGTGGGCGACAATCTGTTTGAGCAGCTGACGACATTCGCTGTGAAGACCCCGTTCACTATTCCACAGGTCATGGCTGGCGCCAAGAACCTATTGGCGTTTGGTTTTACGTCTCAACGAGTCATGAAGGAACTTCAGACCGCCGGAGAATGGGCCTCGATGATGCAGATGCCCATTGACTATGCTGCCATGATCCTTGGTAAGGTCCGCACCGGAGCCTACGCACAGGCCATGCGGTTTATGCAGGTACGTGGCATTAGCTACCAGGATATTCAGGAAGCTGGAGGCCCAATTGACCCCAAGACTCACAGAACCGTCAAGGGTGCTGACCCAGAGAAATTCTTGGCCGCAGTCAACAAGGTTATTGAAGCCAAGTTTGCCGGTGGCATGAAGATGTACATGGGCACTATCCCTGGTATGTGGTCCAACGTTCAGGATCAGTTGATCATTCTTGGGGCTCAGATCGGTGACCGCATCAAACCCCAGATCAAGCAGATTCTACAGGCTGTACTGGACGTGTTCGACCCATCTGTGGTAATCCCATTCGCAAAGGCGGTAGGTGATGGACTGGCGTGGGTTCTCAAAGGCGCAACGGCTCTGCTAGCTCCCATCGGGCGGCTGGCTATCTGGTTTATGACACTAGCCCAACAGCATCCTGGTTTTACTAAGTTGGCTATAGCTGTGATAGCTTTGACTGGAGCAGTTCTCAACGCAGCAGGCGCGACACTTATTCTGCTGGGCGTATGGAAGTTCGTTCAGTTCGTCATGGGAGCGCAACAGGTAGCTGCTCTAGGCCAGAGCCTACTCGCGCTCTCCGGACCCGTGGGTTGGTTCTTGGTAGCAGCAGGATTGATCTATGTAGCCGTCAAGAACAATTTCCTTGGAATTGGTGACGTGCTGAAGAGCTTCTGGGATAAGACCATTCTTGTAGGCACAGCTATGGTACAGCTTGTGATGTCCATGAAGAATGGAATTGGTCAATTGTCAGGCTCAACAGCCGATGCCTTAGCCAAGAACGGGTTGACCGGTATTGTTACAGAGTTGTTCATGATCTTCTACAGAGCATACAAGTTTGTTACTGGCTTAGTTGAAGGTATCCAGATTGCTATCGAGGTGATGGGATACCTAACATCAGCAGTTCTGTGGGTCACCGCGCCTCTGTGGGGATTGGTATGGGCCGGAATGCGTCTGCTTGAAACTTTGGGACTTCTCGGAACCAGCATGGGCTCCGGCGTTTGGAAAGCATTTGGGGTCACAATGGGTGCCCTTATCTTTGCTGTAGCCGCCTACCGTGTTGGAGTTATTGTGGCGACAGCCGCTCAGATAGCTTGGACGGCGGCTATTGCTGTATGGAGAGTGGCTACCGCAGCCGGTGCTGTAGCTGTAGGAATCGCTAACGCTGTCACCATTGCTTTCACCGCAGCCGCCAGAATTGCCACAGCCGTACAATGGGCGTGGAACGCGGCTATGACTGCCAATCCGATTGGATTAGTGATTGCCGCTATTGCTGCGCTAGTTGTAGGCATTATCGCGTTCTTGCGATACCGCAATGAGATTGTTGGATGGTTCACCGGGCTTGGGACGGCGGCTAAGACAGCCATCACGATGTTAGCTCCGTGGTTTGCTCTGCCCATCCTCATTATTCAGAACTGGGGGTTGCTCAAGTCTTGGTTTGGAGAGTTCACATCTTGGATAAGCAACACGTTTCAGAAAGCCATTGACTGGATCATCTCCAAATTTGAAGCTCTGGGCGTGGCTGTCAGAGCAGCCTTATCGATCATCCCTGGCATTGGGGCAGCAATGGCCGGAGAGACGATGACTCTGTTGACTCCACAAGGAACTCTCCCGCGTGAACACGCTGATGCTCTGATTGGACCGCAATCAGCTAATCAGAATAGACAAGACTCGCAGCACGCGATTACACAGCAGCATGTTCAACAGCTGGCTACTGCTACCCGAGACATGAGCAGACGGCCTATCCAAGTCAACAGCACAGTCAAGCTTGACGGGCGTGCGGTGGGTAACGCGGTTACAACTCATCAGCAGGGTGAGACTGCATCTGGGAGATAGAGCATGAGTGACAGAAAGCGGGGTAGCATCGTTGATGTTGTCAACCTTACAAAGTTTGAATTTGACTTCGAGCCGGTTACAAAGGAGCGGCAACGCACAAACTTTGCCAAGCGCGATGTAATTGGCCGCAGGTTATCCAATCACTTGTGGGTAGGATGCGGTGACAGCGAGTTACAGCTTGAGATTTTCTTGTTGGGACCTGATACAGACTCCAAGGTAGCTCTGCTAAAGAGTTGGCTACGGGCGCAATCAGACACAGGAGCGCCTCACCCGTTCTACATCAACATTGGTTCTCAATACGTGGGCAAGCGTTATCTTTTGCTGGAGGTAGACAACTAACCGCCCATCTTTACATACGCTGATGGTATGTCCATACAAGAGACTCGTGTGAGACTACGGCTGGATGAGATTGAGGACGACACAGTTTATACAGGCTTGGGAGGTATTCAATGAGTTTGAACATTTCAGTTTATGAGCTTCCGAGCCGGTGTCCACTTTTGAACGTGAATGGAAGCCTGGAGTTCAGCACACGGGTTCCACTGTTGGAGCAGCAACGCGTGGATGACATCCAGTATGTCACTAAGCTAGGTGACCGTCTGCCGGTGCTTGCTTACAAGTTTTACAAGGATGTAAGATTGTGGTGGGTCATCTATGACTCTAACGCTTCACAGTTATTGGACCATCCTTTGTTTCTACCTGTAGGCGTCACCTTACGCATCCCCAGCCAACGAGCCGTGGAGATGGAGGTGTTGGATGCCAACATATAAAGGTTTCTCAGGAGTCGAGGTGTTCGTCACTATTGACGGGCACCTTTTTCTTCCAGCAGATTTACAGTTGGAAGAGGTACACGTGCGTGATGAAGACGAAGGTGACAATGAGGTTACCCTGATTTGTGAAGACTCCAAATTCAAGATTGCCGATTCTGCTATCATCAAGGTGGGAGGAATTCTTGGAATCAAATGGGGGTACACCGGAGGTGACCTCAGCGCTGAACGCTCTGGATATGTAATCATGAAGCCATCCACTCATTACTCCATGGATGGTATCTACAGCCATATCAAGGCGACCACCAAGTCAGCTACTTTGGCAGCGCGTAGAGCACAAAAGAGCTATGGCGAAACCTCTTTGCGCAACATCGTGTCTGAGATTGCTGCTCGCAATGGATTGAACAGTAGCATCTCAGGAGGCTCTGAACGTGTTCCAGCCTTCTCCCACGCCAACTGGAGCGATAGACAAGTTCTCCGGGTGTTAGCAGATAGGTTTGGATATCAGCTATCCTTTGAAAATGACACTATTGTGTTTGCTCGTCGAGACTATGGAGCCGTGCCAAGATTGGAACTTGTGTTTGGCCAGGGCGAGGATAGCAACATACTTACTGCCACTGTGAATGTGGACGCCAAGAAGTCTCTTGGCGACAACGCCACTACTGCCATAAGCATCAATCCATACACCAAGGAAGTGGTGAAAGGTCAAGGATCAGGAGACACGAGGGCCTTGGCTATCTCCGGGGAGGACGGACATTCGTGGCTAACTTCGCCCAGCCCTACAACTGCTCAAGGCAAGAATTACAAGTCTGGTGCTCTGAAATGGACAGAATTATCCAAGACTGACATCTCACAAATTCCTCCTGATGTCGGGAACGTGATGTCCACTCCAGACTACTTCGGCAATAACACAGCTGCTATGGCAACAGGAGAGCTTACCAAGAAACGCAAGAAGAAAGGTGAGCTAACTATTTATACAGAGGGCATCCCTTCGGCCAAAGCTCGGGATATTGTACACGTGCGAGGCCTGGCCAAGCGCGATTCAGGAAATTGGTACACTTGCTGCGTGGAACATCGCATAGGACAAGAATCCGGATTTACAACTCAGTTTGAGTTAGCCCGTCACGGTAATAACACCAAGACCGGCGAGAAGAACAAGGAACCCTTGAACAAGCAGCTGCCTTCAAACACCAAGTCCAAAGACAGGACTGTCAGCGTGGACGCAGAGACAGGATCAATCAAATGAGCCAAGAGATTATACATGGCCTAGAGTATTGTGGGCTGTTCTACGGCAAGTACAGGGCCAAAGTTATTGATAACAGTGACCCGAACAACCTTGGACGTATCAAGGTGCACTGTCCACAAGTTCATGGCATTCAAGACTACCCTGACACGTGGGCTCTACCAATAGCCTCTGCTGCCGGCGCGTTCTCATTATGGCATATTCCAGATGTTGGAGACTGGGTGTACGTAGAGTTTGATCATGGCAGAGCCGAATATCCGCTCTGGTCTGGCGGGTGGTGGGGTACCGGAGAAAGCCCTGACGAGGCTTCCAATTCCAAGATTCTCTTGATTACCAAAGAGGGCGCTAGGATTGTACTAGACCGTTCTGATAATTCTATCACGTTACGGGTAGAGGAAACGTCCATCAAGGTCGCTACGGCAGGAATTCAAGTGGAAGGGAATCTCTCTATAAATGGTGACCTCTCGCTAACCGGCGAGCTATCCGTGGAGGGTAACGCCGACTTTGCTACCGGAGCCAGCGGCGTGTTTACGGCTAGTGGGAAGGTGATTACTGTGCGGAGCGGTCTCATTATTAGCATGGTGTAGATATAATCCAACGAGGTCCATATGAGTCTGAGTCAACAGTCTGGATTCCCATTTCCGATGATCAGCAAGGCTGCGGTAGGCAGGTTGACCTATGTCCGCAATAATACTATTGCATTGATCAACTCCTCATTGTTGCAGATTCTCCAAACGTTTCCTGGAGAGCGTCCTTGGAATCCCACATTCGGCTGCCGCGTGTGCCGTATGCAGTTTGAGGACACCTCGGATTCGACCAAGCAATTGATTACAAACCTAATACTGGAAGCTATCAAGAAATGGGAGCCCAGGGTCAAGGTTGAAGCGTCTGACATAACCATTGATACAGATACTTCCAACAACTTCAATATCACCATCAACTACACAGTTATCAATCCGGACTTTACGGAGTCCACAGCAAACACGCAGGTTCAATTCTCTCTGTAGGAGTCCTTCATGCCAGTTGACCAGCTTCCTTTGACATCAGTTACTGCTGACAGTCTCCTTCAGGAGTTGATCGCACGCCTCACCATCAAGTTTCCGGAGTGGACCGACAACCAAGACTCCAACAATATGATCATGTTGCTTGAAGCCATCTCTATGGTAGCAGAGATGAACTTCGCATACATCAATCGTATGGCCCGTGAAGCTTTCATCATGGAGGCATTGGATCCAAGGAATGTGTTTGCTCACGCTCGTGGCCTTGGATACACGCCACGCTGGCAAACACCCTCCTATGTTTCAGCGGTGATTCAGTCAGCAACAGCAGTCACGGCAGATACAGAAATTCCCGCCGGAACTCAGTTCAACACCACCCTGCCTGGGATTGTGTATGAGACCACTGAGCCCGTTGTAATTCGTGCCGGAGCCACACTATCAGACGCTGTCTTGATGAAGCAGTGGGTGTCATATACTGACAACGCAACCGGCACTGGTGCTGCTAACCAGATGTACGATCTAACCAACTACCCTGTTATGCCGGACGAAGTGGTTGTCGTTGTCAATGGGGTAACTTGGACATTCGTGAAAAACTTTGTCGACTCCCTTGCTACAGACACGCATTACTCGACCTATACCAATTCAAACGGCGTGTCGACAGTTATCTTTGGAAATGGAGCTACTGGCAAGAAGCCGCCTGTGAATGCCAACATCCAAATGTCATACAAAACAGGAGGTGGATCCAAAGGAGCCATTGGTGCTCAGCAGCTGACCAATGCCGTATCTGACGTCAACGATGCTGGCAGCGCTCAGCCCTTGAGTTTGACGGCTATCAATGCTCTTGCGGCTACTCCGGGTGGCGATGTGGAAACCATGGATCAGGTACGTTATCACGCAGTAGACAATCTGCGGGTTCCGCAAGCCCTGCTGACTTTGGACGACATTGAGTCCGCCGTGACTCAGATTCCTGGAGTTCAGGTAGCTCAGGCCGTGAACTGGAAGACGCTTTCCAGCTTGCCACGTCAGATGATTGAAGTGTTTATTGTTCCGGTGGGCGGTGGACAACCTTCAGATCAGTTGAAGTCTGACGTAATCACTCTGCTAACAGTGACGAAGCCAGTTGTGCTTGGCCATGAGATCGTGGTTATGGGCCCGACGTACAGGACGATGAACTACAACATTCAGCTGAATGTGTCTACAGGCTATACACAGGTTAGCGTACAGAATGTGATCCGCCAGGCTCTCATCAATATGTATGATCCAGCGTATGATCCAGTCAATGGGTACTCCGGATTCAAACCCGAGTTCGGTATGGGAATCTATACATCTGTTCAGATCGCCATTCTTCAGCAACTTGCTGGGGTTCGCAATCTTGCCATTCTTGCTCCTGCTGATACACAGCTAGCTGTAAATGAATTTCCAGTATTGGGGACGGTTACTTTCTCATGACACCACAAAGCGGATGGGGCGAGGGCGGATGGGGCGAAGGTGGCTATGGGGGCTATTCAGCAACCCCCATTGACATACTTGAGATCATACCTGGAATCTACATCACAGTGGACGACGGGTCTCTTGTGGATTTTGCTGAAGCGTACACTTCCCAGCAACAAGAGGTACAGGATGCTACTGTTCTATTGAGCCAGATCGGCGTTGTCAGAAATTCGCCCGTGGACTTCATCCCGTACAATGCTCAAAAGCTGGGCACCCCGTTTCCATTCATGACTCCTGAACGCTGGAAAGCTGGCAACAAGCTGGAACAGTTGACAGACATCTATGCTCGCAGGGGTACGAAGCAGGGTATGATCTCAGCAATCCGTTATCTCACCGGGGCAAACGTGACTATCCGTGTGGACCTAGAGTACTGCTGGAGACTCGGTGTAAGCACTTTGGGCGGCACTACAACGTCCTAATCTGTTGATTGACAGCGTGTCCTACTCTCCGTCAGACCTGACTCAAAGGAGAGTCCATGCGACGGATTGTATTTGCCATCACACTATTGTTTGGTCTGTTATCAGCCCAGGCGCAGCTTGGGCCTCAGTACCAGACTCCCAAGTTGAAGTTCTACATACCACCCAAAGGCTACCCAAATTGGGATGTGGTGGCCAATGGCAATATGACGATGCTGGAAGGCTATCTCACAGGAGACAATTCCGCTCCGTGGAGGTTGCGCAATTCAGGAACCTTCTACATCGACAAGAATGACGGAACCCACCTTTTGTCCATTGATCAAAGCGGAAATCTGAGCCTTCTCACTGGCTCCTTCAGCGGAACCATTGCAGGCTACTTGCCGTTGGCTGGTGGTACTATGACCGGAGCAATTGTGCTGCCTGCTGACCCAACTACGGGGTTGCAAGCGACCACGAAGCAATATGTGGACAATCATGTTCCTAACTTGGTAGCCGGTGACGGCATTGCTATCTCCACTGGTGGGGGTACCACCACAATTTCGTCAGGTCCGTCGTTCACCATCAACAGCTTTACGACGCCTACAACGTTGCTGGAGATTGGAACAACGCTGACAAATCCAACGTTCAGCGCAGCGTATTCGGTGACGCCAACGGTCGCTACCATCACCAATACCGACAGCATCAGTTCTCCTACAACTCTCAGTAGCCCGTTCACCAGCGGCTCGGTAACAGGCTCATTTGTAAAACATTCAGCGAGTTCAACAACGTTCACCCTGAACGCGACCGGGAACGGAGTTCCCAAGACACAATCAACGACTGTAAGTTGGAACGCCCGTACGTTCGGTGGAGTTGGAACTACTGGAGCCACCTCGTGTTCTGCCAGTAGCAACAACTGTACTCTAAACACGTCGGGAACTCTGACAGACGCTGGGGTAGTAACGACTGTTGTAAACAAGGTGTACGGTCCATACTCTCCAACTGGAGGTCAGAAGATTTACGTTGCGACTCCGGGCAGCTGTACCCACTCATCATGGACAGACACAGTATCGGGGTTTGCTCTCGTTATGGACTCTGGCACTTCATTCACGTTCACCAATCAACACAGCGATTCGGTGGGTATGTGCCTGTACGCAACTGTCAATACTTACATCTCTGGGTCCTATAGCCCGAGGCCAAATAACTAAAGGGGAATTGTGAAAATGCGCAAATTATTTCTTGCTCTGCTGTTGGCCTTTGCTGGGACAATGAGCTATGCTCAGGGTATCGGCTTGAGTGCCCACTCAACAGTAAACTCGCCCACGGACAGCGATCACGGGTTGTCGTCTATTGTGATTGGCAATGCGGATTGCGATATCGTATCTCCCAGCGGATGCACTGTTCCTGCCGCTGACGGACCCTTCCGTGGCACCTTCATCGTTTCAAGCTCTGTCTCTTTGACTGCAGACAGGTGCTTGATTCTTCCAATCTCTCCTGGCAGGGCGGTGTACGTCAAGAACAATACACTGGGCGGTAAGAATGTGTGCGTCAAGGCTACAACGGGCTCATCTGCTGTCTTTGCTAACGGACAGAGTGGAGTGGCCTTTTCGGATACCTCCGGGTACAACGTTATTTCAACATCCAATGGAGGTTCAACTTCGGCATTAGGACTGGTAATAGCTGATGGCGTAACATACGCCACTATCCAAGCGGCTTACACAGCAGCTTGCGCACCAGCCACAAATTTGAATGTGTATGTACCTGCGAACTCAACTGTTACTGATACAGTTGACAATACTCCAAACTACATGACGCCAACATGCACGACACAGGTTGTGGATGACCGCGCTGGGAAGACGTTTGGAAGTCGAGGCAATAACTTTTTCCAGCCTACCACTCAACGCAAAGATTATTACCCGCGTGAGGGGACCATCAAGTCCCACTGGATTGATCTCCTCAACAACGGCGTAACTCCCTCTATCACAGGAATACCCTCCCTTGTTCAGTGGGCTGTTAGATTTCACGGTGACTCCGTAAGTGCTTTTGCAACCTTTTATTCCATTATGCAGCAGTCTTTTGGATTGGGTGTAGCTGGATATTTCACTAGTACAGCGCATACTGGTGGAGCTAACAATGAAGGTTTCTATGGACTCGGTCAGGGCTCAATCAATCTGAATTCCGGTACCAGTGGTTCTGTAACGCTTTCCCCTAACGGGGCACCAGACCCCACAACTCCAAATGGTTCGTCCCTTATCCTGGGTTCGTCCAGTACTACTGGTACTCTGACATTCAATCTTGTTTCAGCGCAAATGGGCACAGATACACGACAGCGCAATATGCAGCAGGCTTCCGTCTTCTATCTGTGCGACGGTAAGCCATCTACCATCAATATTCAAACGTCTTCTGACGGTCTCAACTATTTCAACGAAACTCTCTCTAGCACCCAACCAAGTTCATGCGCTGCTACTGGAGGTATTGTTGCTGTTGGAGTGCTTGGTGTAGGCAGCGGGTCTGGATGTGGAACACTCACTCTTGGAGCTACTGGAGGCACAGGATTCGTTGGTACTGCGTTTCCTAATTCTCTAGGTCAGATTGATCATGTCACTGTTACCAGTCAGGGCAGTGGATATAACCCATACACATCTACCATAACTGTAACCGGGGGAAGTTGTACTGGTTCATTGCCAACATGGGGGAATCTTCTCACATCAAACATAAGCATTCAAGAAGCTAGGGTCACTCATGATGGAATTGGCTATGTGAAGGTAACAAACTCTGGCGATGCGGTGAAGATCGTGGGATTTGGTCTTTACAACCCTAACCAGAGTGGTATTGTTATTGAAGACATGGGCTTCGGCGGTTCGAGCTATGATAGCTTGTTTGCGGCTCCAGACTCGTATACTGCTCCGTGGTACAATGGAATGCCAATTCCAGACACAACGTATGTGCAGTACTTCGATAACAGGACTGAAGCTGGGAATGGAATCGAAACCTACTTCCAAAAGGACTACGATCGCACAAACGCTCAACACGTAACCAAAGCAGCTACCTATGGCACATCGACAGCTTGTAACGCAGCTGGTTACGGGTGGGATACGCAATGCCGAGCGTACACCGCAGATTTAGTTTGGGTTGATGCGTACCAAGCAGGCAATACTTCCACTGTAAACGCGGTTGGTCCTTTAGATCAAGCAATAATGGCTCAAGTAAACCAGATCAATCGTGGCGTAAGCGGCAACGCGATGTTTCTTGATGTAGGTTTTGCTCAACCCAACTCACATGATGGACTCACCAGGTTGTTATTTGGAGTTAGTGACCCTACCACCCACATTGGTCCTGGTGGGCGAGCTTTGCTAAATTCGATTGCTCAACAAGTTGGAGGAATTCCGCCGCAGGATCTTTTTGCGACTAAGGCATTCACTGCTATTGAAGTTGGTCAAGGGTCCGTAACAGCCCCTTCAGTAAAGTTTACCAGGACTGGAGGCGTTGGATTGTATTTTGATCCTGCACTTCATCAAATAACAGCACTGGGTGGAATTATTAGCAAAGGCGCTCTCGTCACCCAACCGGACACTCTTACAACTCCTACTGTTTATATTCCTCCAGCGGCAGTAGGAAGTACCTCAGCATCTTACATGATTTGCGCAGCTGGAGGCGGTAATCTCAACCCCAGTGGTTGTTCTCCTGTAGTCAACGTCACTACTGGGCCTGCAACTCTGAGTGCAACCAATTACATTCAAATTTGTCTACCTCGACCCATTCTCGGGGCGTTCTATTACTCTTTGATTCGAACAGCTGGATATTCTGGTCCAATCGTGGTTTATGACACAGCCCTTTACACGAATACAAAGACCAATCCTTGTATGTATGATACTGGTGGCGCTGGCACAGTTTACACAGCTAGCAAATGGAACCCGTCAGGTTATCTTGTAGTGAACTCTCCAGCTACTCCAATAGACTTTGGAACAGTGGCCGGGTTCAAAACTCCAGACAACAACTACAATGTGTACTTCGCCCAGGGAAGCGTACTTGGCGGTACTGGAGCTTGGAGAATCAAGACGCAAGACGCAGCCAACGGAGCCAATTATTGCTCATTTGACATTATGACCAATGGCTGGTCTCACGCTTTCCAGTGCGGGAATACTCACGGAAACGACCGAGTTCTTAGCCTTCAGCCATTCAATTTCCAAGTAACCGCCACAAACAATCCAAACATGGACTTTGCCTTTTCTACTGGGTTCATGACTGGGACTGTTCCCATCTTCAGGATCAAGGCTAACAGCAGCAGTGGTGCCTGTCCTTCGGGCGGATGCGGTATTTTTGTATCACCAGACTCCTCATTTGCTGGTTATTTAGCATTGTTTTCCGACAGCTTGAACAACCGTCTCTGGGGCCTCAAGCAAACAGGTCTGGAACTCTTTGGTCGCAGCACTCTACTTACAGGAGTACAAGGAACAACAGGCACAAAATTACTAAGTGCGTTGGGCACCTTCACCAGCGGCCACATTGTCGGAATAGATTCCAACCTAAATGCTGTCGATACGACAGTGCTACCTAATGGAACAACAGCCACAACTCAAACAAGCGCTGATAGTTCAACGTTAGTTGCAACAACTGCATATGTTCAAAACGCAATTAACAATGGGCTTATAAGTACGAATGTCAGTACAACTATTTCCCCTGCTGTATTTGCAACTGGAACGATGCTAGGTCATGTATTTTATACGACCTATGTCGGTACTACTGGACCGCTCATCACCGCGCGTCTTGAAGGCTCGATTTCTTGTACGGTTGCGCCCACAATCAACCTGATGGATTTAGGAACAAGCCCATCAACAGTATATGGTTCCGCAACTACTGTACAAACCTTGTTTACAGGTACGTCCGATGGTGTTTACCAAGCATCAGGAGTAACTCCAACAGTAAGCGGACATTATTATGGGATTGCTATAAGCTCTGGCACTTGCGCAACGGCTCCAACAATCGATGTTTCAATTTATTGGACATGGTAGCCTGTTGCAATGGTAACCAGCGTTGCCTGTAATTCTGAATCAACTACCCCTCGGTTTGAGATTGTGATATACTTCAAACCGAGGGTTACACATGAGTCCAAATATTGGATGGGGTCAAGGCGGCTGGGGTCAAGGTGGGTGGGGTGGTTATGACCCTTCTTCGCCCCCTGTCGAAGAAGGGGCTACAATTCTGTATGACCCCAACTCTCCAACTTTCATTGTTTATGTCAAGCGTAGGATAGCCGGGGCTAAACCCGCGTCATCCAGTCTGACCATAGCGCAGGGTCCATCATTAGAGTTTATACCGCAATTTTGGCCCCTATGGGAAGGTGCAGGAAATGCTGATGATGTAGCTGGCGGGAACACCGCGACTCGTTCTGGTGCAACTTGGGTTACAGTAGGAACCGATGCGAGGCCTGCGCTGAGAATTGACTTCTCGGGAGCCGATGCTAATTTAGCTGAGGACGTTTTCCTGGCCGGCAAATACTCCATCGAGTATTTAGCGTGGGATAATTCTGATCACCAACGCCATGTTGTGATCTCACAAGACCCCGGAATTGGGCAATTCACTTACATCGATGGAATTCTAACGGATACTCAGTCTCCAGCTGCCAGATTTCTTACGATCTCAAAGTTTTCAGACCTTCCTGAATTGGAAAGTTTCTACAACAATCCAGCTTTGGAATACGTGAGAATTTGGAATAGGACTGTGTCTGCAGATGAAGTCACTGACTTGTACGCGGACCCCTACTTCATGTTTGGAGCCAACGACAATCTGTTGGATGAGATCGCTACCATTGTGGAATTCATGAAGCCCGCCAGGTACAACTGGCGCTTTGTCTTTCAATAACGAGGAGATTTGATGGAACGGCACAATTACTATTTTGAACAACTCATCGGCGTACCAGACATGACAGCCGTGGAGACCGTTCCTCAGAATGGAATCCGTGATGTCCTCGTGTCATTTGGAAACAAAGGCATCGTCAATGGGTTCGGAACGCTTCCTACCACTCCAGTCAACTCCATGTCTGTGCTAGTCCAGCCGGGCAAGATTGTACTGGAGGACGGAACCATAGTGGTAACATCACTGGCAACGGCACTCGATCTATCCCAGACTGGCACAGTGTCAGCAGCCGGTAAATCTCGCTGGGTCACAGTGTACGCTTGCCCGAAGCAAACTTCAGATACTCCCCTCACCACTCCTGCGGGTGACGTAATCAACTACAGAACATACGACGACGTTCAATACATTTTCGTCGTCGGCGATGAAGACTACGAACCGGTGTACCCAGTAGCTCCCCCAGCCGGATTCGTGGGAAGTCTTCTTTGCGATGTCAAGCGAGAATTTGGGCAAACAGCTATCACAGCTGATCAAATCAAGTTTGAACGCACACAATTCTTCCAGTCCATCCCGGCTATCCTGGCCCTCATCACCAGCGCGTTGTTGACCGCAAAGCTACTGGAAACCACAGTCCACGTGAATGGTGCTACCGGTATGACTATGGACGCCTCTCTGGGAAGAACATTCCATATCCTGTTATCAAGTGATGTAGCCACCTTCGGATTCAGCAACCTGAAGGAAGGTATGGAGATCACCCTGATATTCCAACAGGACGGATTAGGTAACCGAGGCGTTGCCAACCCCGGCACAGTTCACGGGTTCGGCCTTGTCGCTCCAGATGCCAACAGTAGATCGCAGCAGAAATTCAAGGCTCATGACAACCTGGAATTGTACCCTCTCACGGCTATGACAGCCATCTAAGGAGACATTATGCGTAACAAGACATTATTTGGAGCTACCGTTATCCTCGTTGTCTTGGGAGTTGCCTTTGGGTTGACTCCTCAACGCGGAGTGGACCTCACTCTTTCACAGATCAACAGCACTCCAATCGGTAACAACGTGCCATCAAGCGGCGGGTTTACAAGCTTGGTAGCTAATGCTTTGAACGTGGCAACGAGTGTTACAGCGTCTGTGTTCAATGGTTCACTGAATGGAAACGCAAGTTCCGCTACCAACGCTGGTCATGCTACCAACGCGGACTACTCCAGTAGTGCGGGCAGTGCCACAACTGCTACAAACGCTACGAATGCCGTCAACGCTACGAATGCGACGAATGCAGCAAATGCTACAAACGCTGGACACGCCAATAACGCAGACAATGCAACGAACGCCGGAAACGCTACGACTGCTGGGAGTGCCAATACAGCTAACACCGCGTCTGCTTTGGCCAATCCACCTAACCAGTGCAGCGCTGGTCAATTCGCTACTGGAGTAACTACCACTGGATCAGCTAATTGTGACACGCCAGCCCCCACAGTTATCGGTGGAAATGTTCACGACGTGAGTGGTTCACGCGGGTCAGGGGTTCCGTATCAGAATAACACCAACCACATGATTTTTGTATCAGGGTGGTTCAACGTAAATGGTTCCAACTGGTCTTGGGTTGACTGTACTGTAGGTCCAAGCTTTCCCTCTATGAGAATAGACGCGAATCAATATGGAGCTACCACAAATAATCAACCAGTTGGATTCCGGTGTATGGTGCCTGCTGGTTGGTGGTATCAGATCAATCGCGGAGGCACCACAACGTATCTAAGCCAATCCTGGTATGAGACTGACGTTCAATAGTTCGCAGGCGATGCTTTAGAGGAGAGTTACAATGGGCACAACCAGAGCCAGCGGGCGTTCACTCGACATATCTCATGACAAAGATATCGAGAGCCTGAAAACCTTTCAAGCTGAGACGGAGTTGCGGATGAATATGCTCTTTGATCACAGCGGGACGGATGGACTTTTGACTAAACTTGAGAAAGTATTGACAGGCAAGATTGATGAACTTACTGCCAAGGTTGAAGGTTGGGCCTCAAAGGTTGAGTCCTTCATTCAGGGGGAACCAGCCAGACGTCAGCATTACGACAAAGGCTGGCAACAAGCTAATGTTGACACCAAATTCCTCGTGGAGAAGATGGTGAAAGACAAAGAAGAAAAAACAATAGAAATGCACGTAGCCAACGAGCGGCGCATGGAGAAGAACGAGCAAGCTCTTGAAAAGCTTCGTGAAGATATGATGAGAGGTCATCACGAACTCCGTATGGACCTCAACAAGCACGAGAAGCTTGTACAGCGAGGGATCGGAGCCATATTGGTTACACAGGTGTTTGGTGCGCTTGTCGTGTTTGCCTCTGTTGCGCTGGGACTTGTAATCACTGTGTGCGTGCTACTCTTCCGGTTCTACACCCACTCCCTGTCTCAAATGCACTAGGAGAATAACATGGCAGACATACTGGACAAGTGCCTTGATTTCACTCTGAGGCCGGACATAGAGGGTGGTTTTTCAAATCACCCTCTGGACAAGGGTGGCCCTACAATGATGGGGGTCACCCTTCAAACTTTGATCAACGCCAGCAAGGTCGCTATGGCTTATCACTTTGCAGTGTCCTTTGACAAGGACGGAGACGGTGATGTAGACATTGATGATCTGCGCAAGCTGAGTCGCTCTGATGTTAGAGAAATTGCAAAGGTACTGAAATTTTATGTACCTGCATTCGAGCAGATGGACCCTCTGTTAGCAGTGAAGACCTTCGATCTGGGATACAATTGTGGACCCAAGGTTGGCAGGATTATGCTACAGACCGCCATCACTGCTTGCTCTGGCGTTCATCTCACGTTGGATGGAGACCTCGGGCCTACCACTCTGAGCACTCTTCACCTGTGCACGCCAGAGCAGGTTTACACCAATTTGGTACAAGTGGCTAAAATCCATTACAACGCAATCGTCGCACGAGACCCAACGCAGAAGGTTTTTCTGAATGGGTGGTTGAGACGGGCTGACACAAGGCCCACAATCTAACAAGGAGATCATAATGAACAACCTCGTCATTCTGTCCCTGCTACTGCTGCTGGGATTCCTTTTTCACTGTCTCAAGGGAGCGCAGAACGCTGTCAAGGCTGGCGTTTCTCCTTCCATGGGAGCGTGGTTCATCAAGCTATGGGTGCCGCTTGTGATCCGCTTCGGCATCTTCCTGGGTCTGTTTCTTATCTACGTGGGGGACCCAACACTCGCCAACAAGTTGTTTGCCTGGGCTGGTATCACATTGACATACGCCGCTCCCATCACAAAGCTGACCGCGGTGTTCGCCGGGTATCTGGCCGACGATGTCTTGGACTTCCTGGACTCCAAGCTTCCCAAGGGTCTGTCCAGGGAAATTCCCAAATACGAATAACAAGGAGCAACCCATGCGCAGGATTTTTGCCCTGACCATTACAGCCGTTCTGGTCTTCTCGACAGTCGGTTGCGCTCACCGGGCTTCCACCTCCACAACTGGAGTTGTTGCCCCAACCCTTGACCCCTATGCCAAGGCCGAATCGGTTCTGAATGACGTCATGAATTACACTTCACTGGCTCAACAGGCTGAAGCTGACGTGTACTCCCTGAAGTTGATCAAGCCACAGGATCACATCGTCATCCAATCAGCCTTCAAGAAAATCGGCCAGATGGAGCCTGTACTCAGCGGATTGATCAAGTCCCACGCGAGTGCGGCTGACATTCGTACACAAGTTGCTCAAGGTCTGGCTGATATTCAAGTCATCGTCAACTCCGTCGGCGGCTTGGACCCGGACTCCCTGGCGAAGTTCAACCAGTTGCTTTCGTCCATTCAGCTGGGCTTCAACACCATCTCCACTGTTGTCCAGCTGTCCAACCACTAACAAGGAGGGCTCGTGAATACACAGCAGCTTGTACTTGCTGCCGTTACCCTGGCCGTTCAGCTGTACGCTGAATACAAAGCAAACCAGGCTGTAAAGGGTCAGACGGCACTATCGTTTGATGACTTCCACAAAATGGCTGAGACCAAAGCAAACCAGATCGTAGATTTTGCTGATTCTGAGATTGCCAAGGCTGAGGCTGATCTCAACCAACAGTCATAAGGGATTGGCCCACGGTTGTGGGCCTTTTCTCTTTTCCAGAAAACCTTTACACTCCCAAAATCGTCCCTATTCCTAGGGACGGAAAAATGATCACAATCACATATGACCGTGTGAGGTCTGAGCTATCCGCCGATGACCCACGAGACCTCCGGCATGCCTACAAGCTGTTGGATGATAATTTGTCATTCCATAAGGAAGGTTACTTCTTCAGTCCCTTGTACCAGAGTGGAATGTGGGACGGCAAACAGCACTTCTTCTCTCTACAGACTGGCAAGTTCTACAGCGGATTGATCTCCAAAGCTGTCACCGTTCTGCGCAAGAACGGGCACGATGTTGAGGTCATAGGTTATCCCGAGCCCAAGGCTGTGGAGTCCATAGCACAGCTTGTCCTACCCCATCCCAAGCTGGGTCAGATTGAACTCCGCGATTATCAGCTGGAAGCCGTGTGGAAGATTCTCCGATACAGCAGAGGTGTCATTCAGGTTGCCACAAACGGCGGCAAGACTGAGATCATGGCCGGCACAATAAAGGCTGGCAAATTTCAAAAGGGTGTGGTGTATGTTCCTCGTAAGGAGTTGTTGACTCAGACAGCTCACAGGCTTTCGTTTGCTCTGGAACGTAACATTGGAATTGTTGGAGATGGAACGTTCCAGCCTGACGATATCACTGTTGCTATGTACCACACCATAGCCAAGCGAAAGAAAACTCCAAAGCTCTCCAAGACCATTCGATTCTTGAAAGACGCAGAGTTTGTGTTCCCTGACGAGTGTCACTGCCTATCCGACGATAGGTATTTCAATTCGGTTGAAGGCACTACGGGCGACGTGCGCGTAGGCTTCTCGGGTACGCCCTTCCGAGAGGGTAATGTTCAGAAGCATTTCGTATTGGGTCTTACGGGTCCGGTTCTAGCCAACCTCGGGAATGATACGCTTATCGAGAGAGGAATCAGCGCAAATCTAAATGCGGTCTTTCTACCTGTGAACCTTACTCGCCTAGCTTCCACCTGCAAGTATGGATTAGACTGGGGTGTAGTGGAGATGGCTGACGAGCGCAACAGACTTGTGGCCTTGTTAGCTGAAGCCTTTGTAGCCACAGGACGACAGACTGTAGTGCTGGTAAGGCACACTGATCATGGAAAGCGTATACACAGACACTACCCTGGAGCAACCCTAACTCATAGTCAAGCAAGCAACCGTGTAAAGACTCTGAAGAGATTGGAGTCAGGAGAGAAGTTTGCTTGTATATGCACTCCCATCTTTGATACTGGCATAGATGTTCCTGACATTGAAGCACTTATCTATGCTGGTGGAGGTTGTAACGAGATCAGCATCAAACAGTCTATTGGCAGAACACTTCGCCAGAATAACACAGGCAACAAGACAGCCTGGTATGTGGACTTTGACGATGAGTTCAACTCTGTATGTGCCAAGCACTCCAGAGGTCGCCAAATCATTATTGAGTCTACAAAAGGTTTCAAGATGGCAGAGGGCTTCCCGTCCTTGCCACCGGACGTATACGCTTATCTACAAGAAAGGATGTAACGTGCCCAAGAAAGCTCCAAAAGACAAACCCACCCCAAAACCTGATCACCTCAAACCTGTAGACGTCAACGAAGGTTTGTTCTTTCGTCACATCAAAAGCAATAACCGGTACATGGTTGTTCATCTTGCGGTCTGCGCCGACAATGGTGCACGCGAAGGCAAGGACTATGTGGTATATAAGTCTGTGAGCCTCTTTGGAGTTGACGGCGATACATTCGTCCGCAACCTTGATGAGTTCTGCAAGAAATTCACATGGCCATAGAGCCGTCCGATTATCGTACTGTAATAGATCGATTATCGAATTCTCACGTAATACACTGACTGGGGGTTGAGTGCCGCGCGCGCCTCGGACGCGCCCTAGGCGCGGGAAACTATTGGCCCCCGGTTATATAACAGGGATATGTTTTATATGTTTCTATTTTTCATAAATGAAAAATAGGGCCTGTGTGCTTCGCACTAAGCTTCGCCACTTCGTGGCTTGCTTCACAAGGAGATGAAATGCCAAATCCAGTATCACCTGTCGTCACCGGTCTTGAACCGTATGAAGTTGTCTATGCTGAAGACCAACCCGAGTTCACACCCTTGCCTGCTCTCAGAAGCCCGGCTGGACTCGTGGCAACACGCTGGAAGCTCACAGACGAAGATCGTGAGAGACTGATGGGTGAGTGTGATATCTTCCTGTTTGTTCACACTAACAACAAGCCTCTACAGCCTGTGGACATTCAACTGTGTCACAAAGACCAAAGCGCCGGTTATGTTCAGGAGTGGTTGGACTTGAACACAACCCTGGATCGGCGTATTGTGGTGTCCAACCTCGTACGGGAGTGGGAAACACTCTTGGACAAGCGGGCTCGTGTAGCGATGGACTGCTTGAATCAACAGCGGAATCCCATGAAGTTCAAGCCTACAGAGGTTGAAGAAGTCAAGCACTGGGTCAAGAAGATTGAACTGGAGTACAAGGAGTCTGGAAGCAACCTTTCCTTTGATGATTGGCTTTTCTTCCAACTAATCTCACTCCGGAAGTATATTGAGAAAGTGGCAGCGGTCTCTTTAGACTCCCAACCCGTTACTTAGAGCAAGAGGCAAGAAGTGACACCGCACCCCTGGAACCAGGCTCGCAAAGAGCAGACTATCCGACTAAAGCACTTGTCACAGCTTCGCAAATCTAAGATTCCCAAAGACATCAGGACCACTTACATACATGCCCTCCGTGTTACACACAACTACGGGTTAGTGTCTAGGTCATTCAATAAAATTGCGTATCTCAAGAAGAAACGTGGGTACCTTCCACCGTTCAAAACTCCAGAAAACTATGTAGGCGGGAAGTACACTCCTACAGCATTGGCGCTATTGAATTACATAACTGCCAGTAATATTGACATTGATAGATGGATGCTCGCGCAGGCTGATTGTATCCGCATCCAGTATTTCACATTGTATCATTGCTTCGGAGAGTCGGCGCAGAAGCGATATGAGGATTGGGAGAAGAGACAGGAACGCAAGTTTATCCGGACGGAGGATAAGAAGGCTGTAACCAATTCATTGGAACGCAACCTGAGAAACAGAGTATCCAAGGGTCACGTGGAAGCCTTGAAGTGGTCGGACAGGTTGATAGAGCTTCAAACGCCGTCACTGGCAGAGGCTCTGTGGTACCTGTATCCTCAAGTTCAGTCCTGGTACTTGTTGTGTTATCCGGAGTTTAGAGAGTTAGTTGAGGCTGGAATCATTGACAATCCCAGGATTCAAGACCAGCTGAAGAGGTTCAACCGCAGTTCAGTCATACAGGGAGCTTGCCTGGAAGCCCTGATGATTGCTATCACAGAACATGGGCCACTGAAGTGGAACGACTATGAAAACTGACGCATTTAGACATCACGTGCTCTCGTTGATGATGGTTAGCACGGAGTTCTCTGTTTTGGCTTCGAGTGTGATTCAGCCAAGATATTTTGAGACTCCAAGTGAACAACATCTCTGCCGGTTCATCCTGGAGCACTATCGCAAGTATCAAAAGCACCCGTCACGTATGGCTATCTACGACCAGGCCCATACGTACTTTGACAAGTCCAACAAGAAAAGCGCGGCTGACGATTTCGATCTGCTGCTTGACATTGTCACTGATCTCCAGGATGATGCTGCTGAGCAAATGGAGTTCATCCAGGATACTCTGATTGGGTTTTGCCAACGAGAGGCTATGAAAGAAGCCTTGTTGGAATCTGTTGAAGACATTCAGAATGGCAAGTTCTCCGAGGTAACAGCCCGCATTCAAAAAGCCCAGACCATAGGAGCAGAAGTGGATGGCAAGGGCACATATCTCCTTGCCGATGCTGACACCCGTCAGACCATTGAGGAATCACGTGTAGTGGTTCCAACAGGATTCGATTGTGTCGACGGACCCTTGCGTGGAGGACTAGGCAAGCGCGAATTGGCTATATTCATGGCTGCTCCCAACGTCGGTAAGACCAATTGGCTCATAAACATAGGCACTGGTGCAGCCAAGCGTGGTAAGAGGGTAGCTCACATCACTCTGGAATTGGCTATGAACATTACCAGAGGCCGGTATGATCAATGCCTATTGGGTAAAACAGATGACGATCTAGCCGGATTGACTGAAGAAGGCAAACGGAAACTGTCCAAGTGGATGAAGAATCTGCGGAAGAACATTGGAGCAGATGTCTACATCAAGGAGTTCCCGGCTCACAAACTTTCCATTTCTGGCTTGCGAGCTCACTTGATGCTGCTAAAAGCCAGGGATGGCTTTGATGTAGACTTGCTTCTACTGGATTATTTGGACCTGCTAGAGATGCCTACACACATCAAAGATGAGGTCAAACAGTTGGCCTGGTTAGGTGTGGAACTACGTGGGTTGTGCGGTTCCATGAATCTGGCTGGAGCCACAGTCACTCAGACGAACAGAGGCGGTGTCAATAAGGAGACAGCCATGGGAGATGACATCGCTGGAGATTTCACCAAGCTGGCTACTGCTGACGCTCTAGCGTCCATTAATCAGACCAAGAAAGAAGCTGAAGAGGACAAAGCCAGATTGGTATGGCTAAAAAACCGCGTTGGTAGAAAGTTTGGCAGTTTCGATCTGATCACAGACTTCGAGCGGAGTACATACCTACCGGGATGAAGGGGCTATCCGAACTTCTCAGTACTGTCGGTGGTAAACAAACTCCCAAAGGGAGCGAGTACATAGTCCATTGTTGGGTTTGTGATCAAGACAAGATTTACTTCAACACAGACAAAGCCGTTGGTTGGTGTGTCAAGTGTGAACGCACTGTTAGGGTTCAAGACATAGCTAGACACCTAGCCGGGATTCCACTTCAGTCAATCGAACAGTTCCTGGCTGACTTCAGGGCTGAAGAGCGTCATCGTGTTGGATTCAGAGATTCTGTAATTGAGGCATTGTTAGGTGGGGGCCAGCTTGAGAAGCAATTGAAGGAGGTCAATTTTCCAGATGAGTATAGATCACTCAGGGACGGACGCAACTCTGTTGTCGGCAAGAAAGCCATCAAATACCTTGAAGGTCGAGGGTTTGATATCGAGATGCTTATGCGAATGGAGTTTGGCTATTGTGCTACAGGCCGATATGCGAACAGAATCATCGTACCCACGTTTGAAGAAGGTCGATTGGTATATTGGCAAGCCCGTGACTTTACAGGAACTGCCGACCCGAAGAAAAAGATTCTCAATCCTCCCATGGATGATTTCCCTAATGGAAAGTCCGAAGTCATTTTCAATTACGACGGAGTGGAGACATTACCTTTGGTTGTCATTACGGAGTCGTGGGGCAGCGCACTTGGAGTGGGAGCCCAGGCTGTTGGGATCAATGGGCAGCGCCTCAGTGCGAGACAATTGTCCAAGCTGGTTCAACTTGACGCATCCATATTTGTAGTGCTATTGGACCCAGGTGCGGAGAGATTCACTTGGGAGATAGCGGAGCAGCTGAGTGCGTATAAGACAACCCTGCTAAGCTTCCTGACCACGGGAGACCCAAACGAAGTAACCAAGAAAGTCCTAAACGAATCATTCAGAAACGCCATTACCTATTCCAAAGAGGCGCACATACGTTATTGCTTAGAACACAATGTCGTAGTCCGACGAAAACGTGCAACTAATTTGTAGTTGAGCGATTTCTTTCTCCCAATGGCCCAAGAGGGCTTTACTTGCAGGTGCAACACGGAGATACTAAGGGAGTTGCAAGAGGAGATGGAGAGAGCCGGTGACCGGGTTTGATGTAGCACTGAAGAGACTCGAAAAACATATCTGGTACATGGCTCACAAGTTCAAGGTCAGCATACACGGTCAAGAGGCCGATGACCTGTTTCAAGAAGGGGTAATCAAGCTTTACGAGATTTACACATCGGCTAGATACAAAGACAAAACTGGTGTGGTACTTGATGCTATCTTTCGGACATCTTTGTACAATATGTTCAGAGACATGTACCGGGAGAGCAGGGCAGAGATTGCTGTAATTGATGTAGAGGTTGATGTAGAAAAAGTTACCGAGGTGAGGGGTTATGATGCGTTCCTCGATTTATACTCGGATCATTGTAGAGACGCTTTTGTTGAAGGGTTGAGTAGTGATGCTGTAAACATGTTGGAGTTGTTATTGAATCCAACGCCCGCAGTGTACCACCTTCACAACATACAGCGGATGAGACGGGAACACTTACGGTCGCAGGGCATGACCGTCAGGATTCCACAGAAGATAACCCACAAGTTGGTGGGACAAGTTTTGGGATTTACACCGAGTAAGACCAAAAGGGTAATGAAGGAGTTACAGTTAGCATGGGACAGCCGGTATCGGACATCCAAGTAGAAGCGCAACGATCATTCGTGCTTCGTGGGATTGTCTATGAGTTAGGCGGAATTGCCCATGACAATATGGACTCCAAGCAGTTAGACAGCGTGATTGATAGCATGCTGTCGAAAGGGATTCCAAGGAAGCCTTCAATTGTGTTGATGCGTTGGATTCACACGCACAAAGCTGCGGAGGGCTTCAAGATTGCACAGATTTTAGGAGCACATATGCCAGGCACGTCAGTTATTCCGGGTTGTTTTGGAAAATTCTACGACAAGACCACGGAAGAGTGTGCGGCGTGTCTCGACAGAGTTTTGTGCCGCAGTAAGTGCGGTTCAAGGAATTCAGGTAACAGTGATGGTGCTGTTAGCTTGGTCCAGATCAAGCCATCGTACAAGGTGTCTAAGGACAATCCCGACACGGTGTCTGATGTTATTACGCGCAAGAGCGGGCAAATAGCCAAAGCCTTGACTTCCGGTGACAAGGTATCGCTCATTGTGTACAACGGCAAACTTCGTATCGTGACCGTGAACACGACGAACCAAAAGGTGAAAACCAAGGAGACTGTCGACATGGCGAAAGCAAAGAGCAAGCCGGAACCCGAAGAGATTGACGACGAACTGGAGCTTGACGAGGAGACCGAGGGCGAAGACGAGGAGCTTGAGGCCGACGAAGAAGAGGCTGAGGAGACCGAGGACGACGCAGAAGATGAGGATGAGGAAGAGGAGGAAGCTCCCAAGTCCAAGAAGTCTGCGGGTAAGACCAAGGAGACCGCTGCTCCGGCCAAGGCCGAGAAGCCCAAGAAGGAAAAGCCGAAGCTCAATGCCAAGCAGCAGGAGTTCCAGGACGCTCTGGACGCTGTGAAGGGCGAAGACAAGTACAAGGTTTCGGCGAAGTTCACCAAGCAGCTCAAGCTGAAGGTGGAAGAGAAGGGCGATGCCCGAATCGACCACATGCGGCGCGTGATGGAAGTCAAGAAGGCCCTGGGCGGCAAGTAGTTCGATTCGCGCCGGCAGGAAGTCGTGAGTGAAGTGGGGAGACCAAAACAGGCTCCCCACTTTTGCTATTTGGGAGAGAGCATGTGTGGAATAGCTGGTTTCAAGTTAGCCCCAGGCGGTAATCTGGACAAAGCGTTTGAAGTATTCGAGCACCTGCTGGTACAGAGCCAGATCAGGGGCAAGCACGCCACGGGAGTCTCGTGGGTACGCGGTACAAAGGTTGTAGCTGCTAAAGCTCCCATGCCCGCTGAAGATTTTATCAAGTCAGATAAGTGGAAGCAGATCAAGGATGAACGGCCCACGTCTATGATAGCTCATTGCCGGTACTCCACCAGCGGTGATGCCTCCAATAACTGGAACAACCAGCCCATCACGTACGGCACTATGTCATTGGCTCACAACGGGCTAGTGTCTATGGCTACCAAGGATGAGTTCCAGAAATTGTATAAGGTACAGACTAAGACAGAGAATGACAGTGAGGTCATCCTTGCCAAAATGGAGAAGATTTGGGACAAGTTGTATTCCTCTGGCAATGACGAGTATGAGCCAGAGGATGTGTTAGCTGCTGCTCTGCGTACCTTGTACAAAGTGGATACTCCCATATTTGCCTTGGCTTTGCTACAATCCAACGGCGATATCTTGCTAACACGGGATCATATTCGACCGCTATGGGTGTTTGAAGTTCCCAACTATGGGATGCACGGGTTTGGATCCACGGAAGACATATTGTCTCGTGCGTTCAGTAAGATGAAATGGAAGAGTTTACACGAGGCTGCGGCGTGGGGTAAATTGGACCCGTACACGATCTGTAAGCTGGGGCAGCTCAATTATGAAGCGGAGAATGGCGCTTACACGTTTGATGTGCCCCACGCTCCAGACGTGACGTTTTTCCGTCCTAAGCTTATCGACCGAGCGTTTCTCAATAACTCTGAGATTACGTTGAGAGGCTCCGATTTGAACCTCGACAACCCGGAAGCTAAGGCCGGAGACCACCGGAAAAACAAGCGCGAATCCTTCAAGAGATATTCAGCTGCAGCTATTCGATCATGGGAGATTGATCCCAACTACCCGCTGATGAACTACTTGTTCCAACGGTACGAGTTGTCCAAGTCTCAAGAATACTGGGCTTGCTTCTTGTATGGTGTATTCTATCACCCTGGCACAGTGTTCTATGTAATGCAAGAGTTCCCTGAGTTTGAGAAGGTGGACCTGGGACGGCTCCAGCGATGGCACGATCAAAACTGGAGGCAGCTACGGTACAACAAAGATCGCAAGTATGAGAAAGGCCACTTTGTTCAGATGGTCAAGAGCTACATAGACCTGATTGGATCGCAAACCCCCACGTCTCAAGACGAATTCTTTGGCCGAATGTTGAAGGGAACTCCCGTCCAGAACTTCCATCAAGTAACACAAGCCCTCACGAAATTGTTGCGCTTTGGAAGGTACTCGGTTTACATATACACGGAGTGCCTAGCCCGGTGTATGGGCTTACCGATGGAGGCCGATACCGTGTTTCTCAAAGAGGCAAGCTCTCCACGGGCAGGACTATGCTACGTGTTGGAGAAACCAGATTGGGCAAAGGCTACCTTACAGAAACAACATTGGAGCTACCTGGAAGCTGAGCTCGATTGTTTGATGGCCGAGTTGAGGCATGAGTATCCAAGCGTCAAGGTTGATCACTGGTTTATGGAATCCTGCTTGTGCGCTTACAAGGGTTTCTTCGCCAATGGGCGGTACCTGGGATACTACCTGGACCGCATGGCAGACGAGATTCTGCAGATGGAGAATGAAGAAATAGCAAGCGGAGTTGACTGGAAGGTGCTATGGCAATTCCGGCGGGAGACTATGCCGTGGGAGTACCTTGGAGAGTACGCCTCACCGCAGAGGTTGAAAGTGGTTGCCAAATGGAGAAAGACTTTGATTGAAACAGGTCACATGATTGGTACATGGCCTATGATCAAGCGCGGACTGCTACCCAAGACGGAGATCACAGATGCGAAGATCAAGCAGTAGAGACAGCGAAGGGTGGCTCCAGCAGTATGATCTGCGAAAGGTCAAGCGTATTCAAGACTTGGACAAAGCCTCGACCTACCACAGGCTGGCTATCAATCTGAAGGGTACTAACGGTAGCGGTAAGTCTACTGTCCCTATGCAGATGATCGATAATGATCAGTCCTGGACGTTCCTGACTATGTCTAAGAATGATGTCAAGCCAGTTGGAGTATATTGCCGCAAGTTCAACACAGCTTTGATTGGAACCTATCTCACCAATTGTGGCGGGTGTGATTCTCTCGGAAACACTCAGGTTGTAAAGGATGTGTTGAAACACCTGTGGAGAAAGGATGTGCACATTCTGTACGAGGGCGTGATTGTTGGAGACATCCGCGAGACCTTCTACAGGATTATGTTGGAATTCCGAGCTATACACACCAGAGAGTTGAGTTTTTGTTTCATGGGCACCAAGTTCAAGGAATGCCTGCGTCGTATCCAGAGTCGCAACGGCGGTAAGTCCATCAACGAGGAGATGGTGAGGCAGAAGTATCAAAACTCAGCCAAACATCTACAGCACTACCTGGATGAAGGACTCGTGCCTTGTACAGTCCTTGATACTACTGGATCGAAACAGGAAGTGTTCCAGAAGTTCCTGGAACTGTATCCTGAACTGAAAGGATTGTTCTGATGGCGACTCTCACGAATGTTATTGCTCAGGCCTTGGCTGATAAGGGCGTTGTTGTAAACCAAAAGAACCTGGACTTGTTTTGGAAATTCATCTTCCAACGCCATATGATTTGGTACAAGAGGTTCAAGCTTGAGCAGCCTGCGCCGTGGACAGATGATCCTATTCTCAAGGAGTACAAGTTCACCAACGTGTACCGCGAACTTGACCGTGGCACCTTGTTCTTGATTGACAATATCCTTGGAAAAGGTACTCCGATGGAGGATGTGTTCAACATCATCATATATAGGATGTTCAATCGTATCAGCACCTACCAGCTTGTAGGGTACCAGAACATCTACGCAAGGTCTGGCACTCCGGATAATCCAGTGTGGTCCTGGAAACACTATGAATGTTTTGATATTTGGCGTTGTGCCATGGTGAAGGGCCAGCCCCTGTACACAGACGCCCATATGGTGTGTGCCTATGAGCATTTCCCTGGCAAGGACAAGTTGGAGAGGTTTGAATACATTTTCAAGGGTGTCTTCAAGGGTCTACCCGCGTTGATGAATATCATCAAGAAGGCTAAGTCTCTGGAGGTAATCCACAAGGCTCTCACCAAGTTTCCTGGCATTGGTCCGTTCTTGGCGTATGAGATCGCCGTGGATATATCCTATGCCAAATGGAACAATCTTAGTGAGGATGAGTGGGTGAACCCTGGACCTGGATGCCAGCGAGGATTGAAATTCATCTTTGAGGGTCTACCTACGGGCGATTGCGATGGTATGATCCGTGTCCTAAGATTCATACAGAAGAGAGAATTCAAGCGCCTAAATCTTCCGTTTGATTCCATTGCGTATCTCGGAAGAGACCTAACGTTGCGAAACATTGAGCATTGTTTATGCGAGTGTTTCAAATACTTCAAGGCCTTGAACGAAACGGGGCGACCTCGCAATAAGTTCACGGCGAAAGCCAAGCCGGGAAGCAAAACGTTCAACAGATTGAAAGGATAAATTCCATGGCAAATGTACAGAAAGTAATCAGTGTGTGTACCGAGGCATCCTCTGAGTTGGCTCGTGTAAGCGGCGATATTGCCACCCTGCGCGCTCAATTGTCAAACGGACAACAGATCAGTCCGGAGTTGGCTACAGCAATCAACGGCTCCATTCAATCCGCCCTGTCCAAGTTCCCTAAGTTTATCACTGACCTTGGTGACGTGGCGACAGCCGCAGATCGCGAACAGATGGAACAGCCTGCCGTGCCTGAGTCCGAAGAGGCTGACGAACAGGAAGAAAAGACCACCTAAATCATTCCAATCAGACTACACGAATAGCTGCCCTAGGGCAGCTATTCGTGTCTAGAACCTCTAAGGGGTTCAATCGTTTCTAATCGTAGAGGATAAGCTTAGCACATGATTTCTCGCAACATTATGACTGTCTACCCCCAGTTAGTTCAACGTGTACGCAATGGTAACCTGGTAATCCCTAGGGGTCAGGAGTGTATAGAGGCTGCGTATCCCCAGGCGTGGACCCTGACACATCCACAGGAATGGGCTCTGTGTATCTCTGGCCGTAGGCTCAATCCGTTCTTTGCCCTGGCGGAAGTTGTTTGGATGTGGTCGGGAATGGGTGGCGCAGACTTCATTACATTCTACAACAGCAGTATTAGCCAGTTCTTGGACCCTGGTATCCCATACTTCAACGCGGCTTATGGGAAGCGTGTTCGTCATTGGGGTTACCGTGAAGAACCCTGGAGGTCACTGCCATACCTGGTAAGCACCGGTCAGGCTCCAGAGTCCGTTGAGATCGATCAGTTGGACCACGTGATCCGCAAGATACAGGGTGACGAGCATACGAGGCAAGCAGCCGTGTGCCTGTGGGACGTTGTAAAGGACAACTACACCGTCTCCAAGGATTACCCCTGCAACAACATAATCTATTTCTCTCAGCGTGAAGGCAAGCTGAATGTGGTCGTAGTAATTCGCTCGAATGACCTCGTGTGGGGCACTCCCTACAATATGTGCCAGTTTGTTCACCTTCAGGCTCTAATTGCTGGGTCATTGGGGCTAACTGTTGGAACATTCACAGTAATGTGCTCCAACCTCCATTACTACAAAAACCTCTACCCTGATGCTCTGGAGTCTGTGATTGGGTGGGCAGAGAGCGTTGAGTCTCGCAAGGTTGACTTGGATTTTGTCAGCCGAACTATGTTCGACGGCCTGGCTCCCATGGAATGGGATTTGAAGGCATTCGATCTGTTCATGGTCAAGGCTTGGAATCCCTTTGAAAAGCTATTGCGTCAATGGCTGAAACGCATCAAGGAAGAGGACATATCTCCAAGTACCATCGGAGCTTTCTATCAGAGCAAGTTCATGATGCTGGAAGACTTCTTTGGACGGTTCAATGTCCCGGAGTATTGGCAAGCTGTGTTCCGAGTCATGTTTATGTATCATTGCCGAAAGTCCAAGAACGCGGTGGATGTTTACAATAGCATCCTGGAAACTCTACCGTATCATATGGCTTGGATGATCAAAGACTTCGACGCACAGAAAGGTTAGCATGTCAGACATTCGCATATCTGAAATCATACAAGTAATACGTGCTCAGTCACACGTGTTCAGGTACAGTCGCCTGTTAGTCCATCGTAAGCAGAGCGATGCCGAACACGTTGGAAGGGCTTGTCAGTTGGCTCTGTTGTTTGTATCAGACCTCCAAGTGCGCTATGCCGCCCATAACGCAGGGATGAATCACACTAAGGGCGTGGAATATTGGAGGGTGATTTCCAGAGAGGTTCTTCTTGGGATCATCAAACACGATATGGGCGAATCCAAGTTTGGAGATGTCACTTGGGATATCAAACAGTTGTTCCCCCAGATAGAGACAGCTGAGGCAAACTACCTACACGAGCTATGGGGTAATCTACTGATTACAGAGTCATATCACACAGGAGTGGGAGTCTTGATCGACGCAGCAGATTGCGCCGAAGGTATCCTGTTTTGTTTGGATGAAATGGATTTGGGGAACACGGCACTACATCTTGTGCTCACGAGCTACAAACGCAGATTGGAGGCCGCTAAGGAGTCGTTGGAAGGGCTGTTTGGCGTATCTCCCCTCAGTATCGATTACTTGCTTATGGAGGCTCAATCCCGCCTATGATAAACGTTGGACATAAAGACGTTTTGCCTGCCCTAAAACACCAGATCACAGAGCTTGAGATTGCTATGGACTATGCTGCTAATCACATTTCAATCTCAAAGGTTCCAGAGCTCACTCATCTCAATGCTGAAGCCAAGCGCGATCACCGCATTGAAGAAGATTTTATGCGTGTTTCCAAGTATGTCAACCTCCTCCAATTGGCCAAGAATGTGTATTACGACAACAGCTGGTCTAAGCGCGGGTTGCTGTCTATGTTCTTCAATATGGAGCGTAAGTGGGAGCGTATAGCCTCGCAGATTACATCTACAGCGTATATGGAGGAACTCCGTGAAGAGAATGGCGAGACCTTTGTGGACACGTGTGTCGATCTAGCTGCGTACGCCATGAAACTATGCGCCTGGGTGTTTGTACGGCGTCCGGACCTATACAAACGGTTCTTGGTGTCTGTAACTGCTGAACTGGAGAAAGCCAAGATGATGGCTCCGCGTGAGGTTAGTGAACCCAGCTGCGATCACGGCATAACTGAAATTTGTGATCATTGCCGTCCTCACGGCGTACACCACACGGTCTAGTAACTCAAGGGGAGAGTTTTGTCAGTAAAAAATCATCCTGGGTGCCAGGGATGTAAGATGTCTTGCGCAGCGGTTACGTGGTTGCCACCGCTCGAATTCAATTACAGCCCCAAGTATCTCTTCATTATGGAGCAGTACTCCCATAGTGCGAGGAAGACCCTTGTCAAGTTGCTGAAGCAGTGCGACTTTCCCACAGACGATGTAGAGGTGGCCTTCCTGACTCGATGCCAGGGAGGTCAAGACCTCAAAGCGCAGATCAAAGAGGCTGAACGGTGTAGGCCGCTGTTAGACGCCCTCTTGGAGCGAGTATCCCCATCCGCCATCTTGATTCCCATGGGCGCTACAGCTTGTAAGGTTGTAGCCAAGCAGAAGTCAATTCTGATGGCTCACGGCGCTGTGCTTGAAGTAAACGGGCACGTATGTGTACCGACTCTACAACCAACTCAAGTTATTGCCTACCCCGATTCTCTGGCTACGTTTGTAGCTGACCTCCAAAAGATTCAGGATGCTGGCGCTGGTAAGATAGCCAAACCTATGTCCACGAATCATCTTCTTGTGGACTCGATTAGCAAGTTCAAGAAGATGGTGTTTGAGCTCTGGAACTCTAAGAGCTTTTCGTTTGATATTGAGTCTTCAAGCCTCAATCCGTTTCGCTCCAAGCCTCATCCAGCTAAGGTCGAGGTTATAGCCTTCTCAAATAAAGCTGGAAAGGCTTGGGTTGTTCCGGTTGATCATAAGGATAGTCCGTGGACCAAGGAGCAGCACAGTTACATAATCAGAACACTCCGGTCACTATTCGAGACAACGCATATTCGTAAGATTGCTCATAATGGGCAGTTCGATACGATGTACATCCGGAAAGTGCTGAAGATCAGAGTCGCTAAGTTTGACTTTGATACCCTGCTGGCTCATCACATCGGAGTTACAGAGGAGAAGGGCACCCATGGCCTCAAGATTCTCGCGTGGGAATATACAGATATGGGTGGCTACGATGATGCCTTGGATGCTTATAAAGCAAGTCACCCGGAAGCTGATCCTGACCAAGGTGGATCATATGGCAATATACCGCTGGATATCCTGTGGACGTACGCAGCTGCTGACGCTGACGTTACCTACCGTGTGTATGAGAAGCTTCAGCCTATTATTGATGAGGGCTTCAAGGATGTCTTCTACAAGGTTGTTATGCCCGCTACCAGGGCATTGGCTGATCTATATTACACCGGCGCACCGATTGATAGAGACTGGCATAAACATTGCAAGACTGAATACGAACGTCTTCTGGATGAAGAGCTCACCAGGCTTCGGGAGTTCCCCGAGGTACTTCAGATTGAAAATGAGATTACAAAGACTCAGATCAAGAAGAAAAAGGCTGAGCGCAAGGCCAGGTTTGAAAAGCGGTTTGAAGAGATTCAAGAGCTTGAACAGGTAGACCCAGACAAGGCTTCTACCAAGTTACGCAGGTTGCGGGGAGACATTGAGCGAGCTAAGCTCAAGCCTGTAACCGTCAAGCCTGTAACATTCAACCCCAAGTCCACGCATCAGAAGCGCAGATTGTTGTTCGAGTTGCTAGGCTTCGAGCCTATCAAGCTTGCCAAGAGTGGCAAAAGCCCCAGTACAGACAAAGAGACAATGAAGTCTCTGTGGTTTGAACACAAACACGATATCATTATGGGGCTGGGCCGTTATATCAAGATGAGCACGTTGTATTCCATGTTCGTCAAGAACTTGGATGATATGATCTGCGATGATGGGAGACTTCGTGGATCATGTAACGTGGCCGGGACAGAAACTGGACGGTTGTCTATGTCTAATCCCAACCTCCAGCAGATTCCGAAGAATCTCAAGGCAGACCCCCGAGAGCCGTTTGTGGATGGTAATTGGCCGTCCATCAAGAAGATGTTCGCGGCCATTCCTGGATATGCTATAGTTCAATTCGATTATTCTCAGGCTGAGCTTCGTGTACTCGCTGCGTTGACGCGAGACCCTGTGCTGATGAAAGCCTACCAGGACGGCGAAGACATTCACCGCCGTGCTGCAGCTGAGGCATTCAATGTTGCTATTGAAGATGTTACTGACTACCAACGTAACGTCGCCAAGACTATCAACTTTGGTCTTGTATACGGTCAGGGTCCGAGGAAGCTTGCGAAGACAATTGGCTGCTCTGTGGAAGAAGCCAAGGAATTCATCCGCATCTACTTCAAGCGGTTCAAGCGCGTCAAGATTTGGATCAACAACACCAAGAAGCTTGTGCGTGAGCAAGGTTACATTGACACTCCTTACGGACGCCGCAGACGGTTGGCCTCTGTGTTCTCGCCTGAAGAGGACATTGTTGCCAAAGCTGAACGTCAAGGAGTCAACTCGCCCATTCAGGCTACAGCTTCAGATTGGACGTTACAATCCATCGCTAGCATTCGGGCTTGGTTGATCAAGAACAAGATGCAGTCCAAGATCATCCTCACGGTACATGATTCTATCATCCTGCTTGTCAAGATGGAAGAGATGGAGGCTGTATGCGATGCCGTGAAGAGGATCATGGAGAATCCGCCGCATGACGGATGGCTCGATGGAGTTCCAGTAGTGGCAGATTGCTCTATTGGCAAGAACTGGGGTCAGCTGAAGGACGTCAAGAAGCTCAGTGAACTTCCGGTCATTGTAGAGGAAGTATGGAAACAAGCCGCGTAATACCGACTTTTACCGAGGACAAGATGTTTTATAAAGTACAGAGGAGAGAAGACTTATGGCGTTTGAACCAATGAAGGAACTGGAGGTGGAGCTATTCGGCAAGAAGTACACGCTCCACCCCGAGGAAGACCTTGAAATTGACATGGGCAACTTGGGAGAGTGTCTACAAACACAGGCGTCCACGTTTGCGTTCTACGCCACACTCCGGGACCAGGCACAAAATCAGCTGGATGCTTTGGAGACTTCCATGACTCAGATTTTTGCTCGCTTGGATGACAAGTACAGGAAAGACGGCTTGCCCAACGGGTTCAAGATCACTGAGGAAAGCATCAAGTACGCCGTGCGTGCCTCCAAGACTTTTCGTGATGCTCAGGACGCGTACATCAACTTCAAGGTAACCGCTGCCACACTGGAATCTTTGGTGTGGGCGTTTCAGCAACGCAGAGATATGCTTGTGGCTTTGTACACCAAGTCCAACAACAACATGTTTCAGGAATCGGAGCCTCGAATCCGTCCTGACGCTTCAACCCGTAATATCGGCAAATTTCCAGGAAAGAGAGATGACGCCTAATGGCAACTGAAGAACAGCTCAAATACAAAAAAGTTTTGGAGAAGTTGAAGTCCAAGAACTCCAAGTACAAGAAGAATTACATGGAGTTCCAGGACGGCGACAACAACATCCGTATCGTGCCCGGACACCCCAATATGGATGGCTTCTATGTTGAAGTCATGTTCCACTCCAAGGGGAACAAGAAAGACCGCGTCAAGGTCATCTGCCTCAACGGCGAGGATGGAACCAAGGGTGATACCTGCGAGATTTGCCCTGAGATCAAGGAACTGTTGAACTCCAAGGACAAGAAAGACCAGCAGATGGGTCGTGATCAGCAGGGCAAGAGCCGGTACTTTTTCAACGTGCTCGACCGTGACGATGACGACCAGCAGAAGACCGTGGAGTGTGGTCCTCAGCTTCTCACGGAGATTCTGACTCTGCTCGCGTCCGATGACTACGCCGATTTGTTGGACGTCAACGAGGGCGTGGACCTTATTGTCAAGAAGAGTGGCAAAGACCTGAACACCGAGTACAAGGTTGTTCCCAAGCGTCGTCCCAGTCCACTTTTCGAGGACCCCAAGAAGATCAAGGCATTCATCGGCAAAGATGCTGAGGACACCAAGATTGTCGATCTCACGGACTTGCTTAGTCAGTTCGGCGGCGAGCCTGAGAAGGCCAAGCTGGTCTGGGATGAGGGCTGGGCTGCTCTCAAGGACGCTGCCAAGGACGAAGACGATGAGGATGAAGATGAGAAGCCGGCAAAGTCCACGTCTAAGGCCCCGGAGAAGGCTCCGGCGAAGAAACCAAAGGTGGTTGAGCCCGAACCGGATGAAGACGAAAGTGAAGAGGATGAGGTGGACGTCACCAAGTTCCCTAAGCTGAAGTCTCGTTGCTCCGTTTGCGGACTGAACCGATACAAGAGCCCATCCGGCAATGTCTGCGTCAACGGTCACGGTGATGCGCCGCCTCTTGAAGAGGGTAAGCGTCCATCCAAGCCGGCAAAGGAATACCTGAAGGAATTCCCTGAGCCTGTGGATGAGGAAGAGGAGGTTGAGGAGGAAGAGGAAGAAACCCCCAAGACCAAGACTAAGGCCAAGACAACCCCCAAGAAGCCGGTGGCTGACGACGATGACGATGACCTTGACAGCCTGGACGAAATACTGGAAAAGCACAAGAAAGGAAAGACAAAATAACGTGACAGCGCGCATTGAATTCAAACTCACTCACCCTGGTGCGGTTCTCCCCAAGAGATCCACGCCAGGGTCTGGCGCCTTTGACCTGTATGCTCCCACCAATGGGGTGGTTTTTCCTGGAGACAGGGTACGGGTCAACACAGGCGTAAAGCACCGTGTAAACGTTGGCACCCACATCATGGGTCATGAGTTCAGGCTTCACGGTCTGATGATCAGTCGCTCTGGCATGGCTTCCAAGAAGAGTGTCCGGCTGTTCTGGGAAGGTCTCATCGACAACGATTATCGCGGTGACATCACCATTCACCTGGAAAATCGGGGAACGGAGCCTTTTGAATGGGAAGCCGGAGACCGTATCTGCCAGATTGGCTATATCCCATTCTTTATGGGAGAAGCCATCCAGGTAGATGAACTGGATGAAACCGAACGTGGTGAAGGTGGACACGGTTCCACAGGAGCGTAACTTGACAACAAAGACCTCTACCAGCAACGGTATAGGCGACTTGACCCAGTCCTTCCATAAGAAATATGGGGCTGGGTCAATTGTGCCTTTGAAGGACAACCGCAATTCTGCCATCACGCACCACACGAGTACAGGCGTTTATGAACTCGATGACGCAACAAGCTGGGGCATACCTGGGAAGCGTCTCATTGAATTCTTTGGGGCGGAATCCAGTGGCAAGACCACAGCTTTGATGATGACCATGATTGAGAATGCTCGCAACGGTGGGATCAACTTTGTTGTGGATGGCGAAGGAACCTTTGATTCAGATCGTTATCGTCAGATGGGCGGTGATCCAGAGCAGCTTCACATTATCGCTGTGGATACCTTAGAAGAGTTTTATGAACGAGCACTGCTCATAGCAGAGTGGGCTCAGAAGAAGTCCATGCCACCGAATGCCTTGATTCTTATGGGTATTGACTCGCTTCCATCCCTGATACCGAAGGCTGAACTCGAAGCTGATACTGATGATCAGCTGGTGGGTGTAGCGTCTCGTTGTAATAGCCGCAATTTACCCAAGTTGGCTCAAGCTGTCCCTGATCATATGTCCGTGATCATTATCAATCAGGTGCGAGACAAGATTGGCGCCATGGCTTTCACAGAAGAAGGTAACATTGACACGCCTGGTGGTCGTGCTGTGAAGCATTGGTGCTCCGTGCGAATTCTGTTCAAGAAGGCAGGGCAGGTCGACAATAACAAGAAGGACAAGGAACGTCGGATTATCGGCATGAAGACTGAAGCCAAAGTTGTGAAGAATAAGGTTGGCCCGCCACTTCGCAAGATCACGTTCCGCATCATGTTTGACCACCGCGGCATTGACATGGTGTTCAACTTCTTGGAGACTCTGAAAGCCAAGAAGCTTGTCACGGGCGGCACTGGCGGTATCTACAAGATAAAAGATAAAAGCATCACCGTACATACCTTGCCTGGCTTTATGGCAAAGAATCCCAACTGGACCAAGGCAGCATTGGCTCGCTGCTATGATGTCAAACACACAGACATCAACATCACAAGATACTTGGAGGCTTTGAAACGTGCTGGTGTTGAAGAGGACAACTAAATGATTCCCTCCGGTACATCCAATCCGCCTCAGCCGCAGATACTGCTCGATGCCGAGTATTATGAGCGGTACAAGACCATTTACAAAGCCAAGGACGGCACTTACAGATGGGCAAGCTACAAACCCATTCCAAGATGGGCTAAGGCTGGAAGGGTTGCCGGAGTGTTTCATCAAGCTTTGAAAGACAGGGACGCGGGCAAGCGTCCAGCACCTCCCCCAGACAGGTGTTTTCACGAATGCGAGCTTTAGTGTTGGACAAAGGGTTGATTTGTATCACCCACGCTCATTGGTGCTGTATCGACATGGTCTCCAAGGGATATTCAATCACTCCCGACGGTGAGGTCATCAGCGCATCTGGCAAGCCTTTAGTGGCGCGGGTCAATCCAAGGAACATGTATTTGGAAGTACGTGTAAGAAGCAGGAACAAGCAGACCTTTCCAGTCCCTGTACACAAGTTCGCTGCGTTTGTCAAGTTTGGAAACGCAGCGTTTGAACGCGGCAAGCACGTCAGGCACTTGGACACAGATCGTCATAACAATCGGCCCGGCAATATCAAAATGGGAACTCCCTCACAAAACTGGAGGGATTGGTGGGCCAGGAACAGAGGAAACGGATGAAGACTGATGTTATTGTTTTTGACGGTAGCAACGCTGCTCACCGCCTAGCGTCAACCCACCCCCCGCTAACAAACTCAAGAGGAGAACGTGTGGAAGTAATGTTTGGTCTGCTGCGTCTCTTATCCGCCGTTCTCCGGGAGAATCCTGCTGCTGATTGTCACGTGGTATGGGATGGGAGCGGTAGCAAAAAGATTCGTCAGAAGGTTGACCCTGTATACAAGATACATCGCGGGGATTCTCCAGAAGACAAAGAGAAGCGCACACTAATGTATGCTCAGGTGGAAGACTTCTGGACCAACTTTGGACAATTCCTGCCCATTCACTGGCATACTTCCCACAAATATGAAGCTGATGATATTATGGCTATGTTAGCTGCTGTGTCGTCAAAGGTGAAACGTCGGTGCTTGGTCGTCACAGGAGACCGCGACTTGCTACAAGTCGTTGACAAGTACGTCAGCATTTATTCCCCTAGCGGTAACAAGTACTGTACTGTGGATAACTTCAAAGAATACACGCAAGGGTATCCACATCCCAGAGCGTGGTTAGCTGCCAAGTGCCTGATGGGAGAGCCAGCGAATGGCGACAACGTGCCTGGCATCAGGGGTTGTGGTGAGGTTAGCGCCTTGAAGATTCTGTCAGAACACAACTTTGACTTGGCCGAGTTGCTAACGAATCCCAATGAGGCATTACAAAAATCCAAACTCGGTCAGGCTATTCTCTGTGACGCCGGGAGAGATAGACTAGCTAAGAATGTAAAGCTAATGTCTCTGTTTGGAAAGTGCCACCAATG